CAAAATTTACTCAGCGTCATTCCAGCCAGCGAGCCATTCATCGGCATCATAGCTGCCTGCTGGGTAAGGATTAGCTGTCTTTGGCTCACCTTGCACGCGAGCTTCGTATCCAGTGTTGTAGGCTTCTGATCGGTTCATTGTCGCGGTCCTTGTGTTTGCGTTTGTCGTGCGTCGCGTTGCTTTACCTCTAATTAGTCAGTTGCTCGGATACCACGCCTCCGTACGGCTCTAACTCAGTTCTTCGCAGTTCCTCGATAGTTGTCTTTTCGGCAGGTCTGACACTGATAGACGAACAGACCGTTACTCTGATCTTGGCTGGTCAGATGGCACACACCCCTGCCGTCCGCTGGAGGGGGTGCGCTAAAGCCAGTAGGGCAGCACTCCGGACACGGAACGTGCTGCTCCCACTGGTTGTAAATCACAAAATGCTCTCGGGGATCATCCATCTGTGAATCTGCTTCTACGGTATTCCGCAGCCGCTAAGTCTTCTTTCTGAAACGTCTCGAACAGGTCGTACAGAGGGGATTCCGCAACCGAATCGAACACGCCTGCAGACTCGGTCGGGAAGTCTCCAGCCGACATTCCGCCCGTCACCCAGTAATTACAGAACGTAGTTACTTCACGACAGTTGGTGAGTACCGGCAGCTGGCGCACACAGGCCCGCAGACGGTCTTGCCAACGATCGATGCCTGTCGGCTTCTCGTGCTCTGGGATATCGGCCGCCGTCAACTTACTGATCCGGTCGAATATCGCCTGCATACGGGCGTCGGTCCACTCAAACTTTGGCAGTTGGTACAGCAGGAAGTTTGCACCCATGGCTACTTTGTCTCCTCGATTACTAAGCCTTCGGTAGGCTACTTGTTTCGCACGAAATTGAAATAGAACCGTGGGCTGTGCTGGAACTCCAGTGACCCCATGGCTCCGTCGATGATCCGCTGCACGGTGACATACGGGGCCAGAAATCCAAGCACTCGGAAATCCTGCTGCAACTGGGTGGTATCCCAGACTTGCCCGTACTGGGCCTCCAAGGCGGTCCGCTCCGCGGCCGCTGCATTCAACTCCGCAACCCGTTCTCGCCGTACACCTTCTGTAATATCCAAAGTATTGGCCTCCGCTCCAGCTTTTTGAATGGCCGCTGGCAGCCCTCAGTTTTCCAGTTTCAGAACTCGACCCGATACGCTCGGGTCTTCATACAGCCACAACGGCTCTCGATCCGGCATCTCTGCCAGCACAACTTGGGAGAGCTGTCCGTCCTGACCTGCAACAGTCCGGCACAGCAGCTTGACGGGATCACCGTCGTGCTTCCCGAACGATTGGACCAAGGCCAGCTCCCCAGCCGCAGCCGCCGCAACAATGGCCCGCAGCTGGGCCTTATCGGCCTCGGTAAATGCCATGGCCGTCTGCCGAGCAATCTCCGCAACATCCCGTCGGAACCGGTACAGGCGGGGTTCTCGCTCCTGCCACGGCCTCGTCCCGCCATCAGCATAGACCGCCTTAGACTCACCTACCTTCCGGCAGGTGTACAGATTCCCGTTGGGCTCGATCGCGAGGCTCACCCCGAAAGTGGCCAGCGGCGTCACATACGGAACCTTGGACTTCCAGCCTTTCCGTTTGTTGTAGCCGTCAAACATTTTTTCGGCATTGAGGTACTTCAGATAGACATCCTCGCCGTCGACAGCCGTGATCACGCAGACCATCCGGCCCTCGGGACATTCGGTCTCGTTGCCGATCACACAGTGTCCGACCGCAATCTCGCTGACTGGCAGCAACATCAAATCGCCCTTTCTGTTGGAGAGCCGGTTAATCCGGAAACTCGATCACCGGGTAGTCATCCCATGGCAGCTTGGCTGCGACCGCTTCGGCGGGCCCTTGAGCGGCCATGTAAATCAGAAATGGACCCTCGAATCCACGGTCTAGCACGGATTCCAAGAGGAGTGCGTCCGCCTTGTCGAGGCGGGCTTCGCCGTCCGTGGCATTCAGCACGGCTCCTGTAAACGTGGGTACCCCGTTGGAGTCGGCACAAGCCACCACGTAACGGCGCAGGGCTCGCGGGGGCAGCCCAGACATGTAATCCTCTGGAACACCCAAGGCGTCCAACCAGCGGCGTAAGGCAAGCCCATCTACGGGCCGCAGATCCTCCGGCACAGTCCACCCTCGCACATACCAATTGCCAGACTCCGGAGCGTAGGAAATCAGCCACGCCTGCTCCGGGTCACCGGTCTTGTCCGGTATCCCCCACATCGGAGGGGTTCCCGGCAATAACACAAATCCGAGCTCCCGGAGCAACACCCGGTTGATCGGTACTACTCTCAACCGCTCTCTCTCCGCAGCCCGCGAAGCAAAGTCGGTCAGGTTCCATTTCGCATCCGCCGGATCTGACTCGGCAACCCACGTTCTCCAGTCCTTCAGAGGAACCGTATCTGGTTCTTCGTCCGATAGTCTGATGTAGCGGACAACAGGTGCTGTGACCGACAGCACAAATCGCCACGTGTCTACGTCTTCCGGATCTCCCCATACCTCATACTGTCGCGGCTGACCATCTTGATTCTTGGCCATAGTCATCTTTCAAAGTTGTTGGTTGTTCGCCCGGATCTCCACGCCCTCCGGAAAGCTGTCCGATTTCAATCCGTCGAATCAGGTTCGTAGACGATCGGTAACGACACCCGAACGTCCGCCGCCACTCTGACCTGTTGCCGTGGTCGACCTCGTCCATCCTCGTTCGAGACTGTGATTGTCATTGTCTCATCGATATGTTCGTTCGGTCGCTCGCGGCGGTCCCGAGGCAGACGGACTTCTACCTTGGCGTCTCGGATACGGTATTTCACCGTCAACTTACCGAGCTCGGCTGCGAATTCCCGGGCCACTTGGGGGATCTGAGGAACCTCAGGGGCAAACTTGCTCTGCTCTGTCGGACTTTCCTCGGCATAGCTGGCCCGCTGCCGCCTGATACGCAGTAACAGTTCGACCACCTCGGAACACTTGCTGAGCCCAGGGAACTCTGCGACATTTCCGTCGGGGTCGCGGTGAGAACTCATTCGGACACCGCGTACGGTGTCCACCCTGAACAGCGACAACAGTGCCCACGACCCGGAATAATCTGCCGGCACTGGCTTACCTTTCTGCGGATCGTAGTACCCGTCGATATCCAGCCAGCCGATTGGTACGGCCGCATAACCACCATTCAATGTAATCATGGATTGATAATCCCCCGCGTTACAATGCCGTGCGGACGGCAACAACACTCACAGATCGTTCGGGTCTGTCTCCAACAATTCTTCTGCCGCTTCCAGTTCTGCGGCCTCTGCGGTATGGGCAGTGAGCTGCAAGAATTCCTGCAAATCTTTCACAAGCTGCTCGGACTTCACCAGGAGCCACTCCAAATACCACCGAGGTATCAAGGACAGCATCTGCCCAGCATACTGCCCGAACTCCAGCGTTATCGCTGCAACAACCGACAGTTTTCGGCGGACCTCGGCCTTCTCCTCGGCCACGACTTTCGGCTGCAGCTGCTCTCGCAGCTCTTCGATAAACGTTTCGATGTGGTCCGCGCTGGTCAGCTCATCCCGGACCAGTTCCAGTGCCGTCTTGGCCATGTTCCGGCCCTGCACCCGTCTCGTCAGTCTTGCCTTGTCTATCACCTTGGTCCTCCTGAATTGCGTCACTGTACAATGGTGGCCGGTCCACCTGCAGATAATTGAAGACCGGGTGGCCGTCTGCGAACGTATCCAGCAACAGCTGGTAGAACACATTCTCGGGAATCCCGTCTACCGGCACTTGGAACTTGTCGTCGTTCAATATCGCCATGACCAGGTAGGCCAAGCTGGTGCCGACATTCTGAAAGCTCAGCGATTCCACCGCTTCTGTGATTCCCTTGGTCACCTCGGCGATCAGCAGCAACCGCTGCAGCTCCTTCTCGACATGGGCCACCGTGAGCTGCGGCCGATCGATACTGAGATTACCGTAGGCCCGCTGAACCAGCTGTCTCAACTGGTCTTCACCCATGTTCGACAACTGGTAGATAACTGTCAAGTCCATGACGGCCGTCACTGGCACTCGGATCTTATCTGATCCCCTGATCGGGTCGTCGCCCGTCGGTCCGATCGCGATTTTTGATCCATTTTCCGCTCCCCACTCCAGCATGTCCGCGACAATCTGTGGATTGGTGACGATGTGCCCATTGCCGCAGTCGATCTGCGTAATTTCTTTCCCCGCATCCGGCTCTTCAGTCGACATACCGACTCCTCTCTTCCTACAGTTCTTGTTCCGGACCGTTATACCACGGGTTACCACGCCCTCCGGAGGGCAGCCTGGAGTCAGCTTTCCACCTTCTCCAGTTTGAAATAGTCCACAGTGGGGACAAACACACGCGAGCCTCGGTACAGGTAGAAATAGAGCTTTTCGCTCCTGCGTGGTTTTGTCCCGCTGTGGATATTGACCTCCCGGCCATCAGCCAGCTTGAACCGGCCCATCTTGCGGAGATTCTGCAATCGGATCTTCATGGTACTACCCACTGCGCTCCTGTCGCCGGGAATACGAAGCGTCCCGGATCGCTGTCAGGACTGTGGAATTACCCGGTCCCTGCGAATATACCGCACGTGGGGATTCCCCTCCTGCGGAATAACATAAAGGCTTTCCGGAGAGGATGCCTCCTTGACGGCACACAAAACAGGCTGATCTTGGTTCCACCACGCCTTAACGTAAACCAGCTGCCCGACCCAGAACTCCGGATCTTTGTGCAGGCAATCTGAACATTTCTTGCCTCCGGCGTGGATTTTACCGAGAGTCCCGTCAGACCTCTGGTATGAATTCATGATGGTGTGCCGATACCGACCACACCGCTCACAGCGCCGCTCCTGAACCATCTTGGGATACAGATTCCTCCAGACGCTCTTGACGACGGACATATCCAGCCAGTCGCAGTCGTCCCGGAGTTTGCCCTCCATGTCGATCCACGAGTTCTCTTTCGCCACAGTCAGAATGCGCCAAAACTCGGTATCGATATTGTCGAGTCCGAGGCCTCCTGCGAAACCTACCCGCTTGTCTGTTTCTGGAGCTACCCACTCAGCCGGCGTCAGACCTCTTCCTCCCGAGGCGTCGACCAGTACGGAATGGTTCACGCACGGCACGGCCAGTAACGGTGCGTTCCAGTCGTTGTGCTGTGTGATGATCTCGTGATGCGGATACTTGGTGCACAGCAGCCGCAGTTCGGCCTCTGAGACATTCCCGTTCACTTGGATTCGCTGAGCGTAAAACGGCTCACTGGGCTGCCCGTACATCAGATCTGCCCGAGATACACTTCCGCAGAAATGTACCGAGATGGGTATTCCCAAGGATTGCAACTTGGTGAGAATTACGAGCCTCTCGTCTCGGCTCGGGTACCGCGGCCTGTCGCCCGCTTTGTAGCTTACCAGGACCCCGACCTCCATGTCTCGCGGCAGCTGGCTGATGTCTGTCTTGATATCCACACCGGTCATTGTCAGTTCCATAATAGCCTTTCTCTACGGACTGTGTCCGTTCTCGCGTTCGAAATTCTGAATGTATCCTGGCAGCAACGCCGGGGGAGCCTCCGTAGGAACCGGGATTCCGTCAAACACCGATGTGGCACTGGGTGCCCCACCATGCCCATTGCCGCAGGAGATCCCCGACGGAGTATCAAACTGCGGAGCGCCACAGACTGAACAAATTAAACCTGTCACTGCTATCCCCTGTTTCCAGTTGTTTCGACTGCCAAATCTGTCAGCTATCGATGACTCTGCTTGCTTCGATTCGCGACTTTGGGAACTCGGTCTTCCGGTCGATCCATCGCTTGTAAAATTCCTCACCCATCCCGGTAGCGTCCGAGGCTCGGTAGAAATTATCGTACAGGATGCTGTAGTACACGTCTGGCGGAATGGTCGGTGGTCCGCATTCCGCGAACAGCTCAGGGACTTCGACCGTGTACATCTCCGCCAGCAGCTCGCGATCCAGCAGCTGGTGGTCCAGGCTCTCGCAGTAGAACCCGTCATCGGTCTCCGGAGCGTCTGGTGGTCCAGCTGCCTTCGTTCGCATCTTCCCTGTGAAAACGATCTCCACGTTGCCACCGAACTGCCTGCCGAGGATCATTCCGGAATCCTCCGGCCAACTGGCATTTGTAAAATAGTGTTCCGCCCAGTCTGCCGCCGTCAGACGGCCCGGCACAGTCAGGTCAGCACTATGGAAGCTGTGCCGGACCAGCTTCCCATCCACCAAAAGCAGCCGCCCGTGAACCAGCACTTCGCGAATATCACTTGCCAGCATCGAAGAGTCCTTTCCCGTATTGAGTTTCAACGATTTGAATGTAACCCTGTTTGTCGTACTTCGTGGCCGCCAAGCCTTCATAGAGCAGCCGGCCGATCGCTTGACGGCTGGCGGCCTTCTCTTGTCTGCAGGCCCAAAGATCGCCAGCCTGCCGCCAGTAAAACGGCAGGTTCTTACGCAGATCAAAACTGGCCGCCAAGATCTCCCCGGCGTGTAACCGATCCAGGATTGCCCGCTGGGCCGGGGACAAAATGATTCTGCTAGGCTGGGACACCTTCCGTCAGCTCCTTTCGATAAGCCTCGATCGTCTCCGTAATCCCGGACACCAGGTTTCGCAACTCGGTGATGACCTCCTCGTGGCCCGCCGAATGTCCGCGGTCGTAGGCGAAATAGCTGGCCCAGCCGTGAAAGGCCCTGGTAATCTGGGCCAGCAGTTCGTCTTGAATTTTATTGAACTGCTCCTCGGTCATCCGATCTTGCATTACGCGGATCGACAGTTTTCTCTCAGGCCCGTCTGGGACGACCTTGCCCTGCTGCAGCTTGTATCTCCGCTGTGAGACCTCCGCAAACTGGTCCGTCCCGTAAGGGGCCCGGACGCCGACGTCTGCGACATACGCTTCAGCTCCGCGCTGCAGCTTGGTATTGAATTCGAGAGCTGACTCGTATTCGATGTCTAGCCACCTCTCTGGAAACGCACCCATGCGTAAGCACACCGACACAGTTGTCTTACTCGCCATTTGGTCACTCTGTTTTTGGAAGTTTGTAATCTTTGTCCACCGTACCGAATTTTTCAGACCCTGACGCGTGTGCAGGCCTCCACACCCGCCCGACAACTCTTCCGAACAACGGCTTGTCGGCCGTATAGGTCGCGAAGTTTCCACGCACAATATGCAAGGCCTTGCCGGGCCCATCGCCCGCGGTGGGTCCGATCGTCGTGCGCTTCTTACCGCTGTAATTGATCGATAAGACGTGGTACCTGAATTCCGGTACTTTCATTCGCCGGGTCCACTTGGCCTTGGGCGCCAGCTCCTTGCTCTCGGATTTGACGATGTTCTTGCAATTGGCAAAGCTCAGGGCCAGCATGTACACGTCCCGCATGAGATGAACATACGTGTCGTACATCTCATCGGTCTGCTCTTTCGAAGCCTCGCCAGGATACATCAACCCACCACCGTAAACGTAGTTACCGTCCTTGTCCAAGAAGTACTCATACCTGGCTACAGGCATACTCAGTACATCGTCATCAGGAATGTACGTGACATACCGGACATCGACGACCCACTCTGCCTCCTCTGGCACAGGATCGCTTGGCAGCGGACCCCTGTTTGGCAGGCTGATCGAATGCCACCTACCCATGCTAGCCTTGTGCACCCGCAGCAGAACTCCGCAATGGACAATGTCCTGAGGTACCGCAACACCAGCCGAATTCCGCATATAGTCTGGCATGATCCACTCGATGAACAGCGGCTCGTGAAATGGCATCTGGCACGGGAAATCGTCCTTGGCTGACCATTCCTGTTTTGTCTGGTCGCAGTAGTGGAGTGCGACATTGTCTGCGACCAGAATCAAGGCTTGAGCCAGATCCTCTCTGAACTCATCCACAAAGTCCCGCATGATGCCTTCTTTCAGCTTCTGATCGCCAACAGAAGGGCTAAGCAGCAACCAGATCTGACTGGAATTGGCCGCCGCCACTCTACTCGCCAAACGCAACATGACACTGTCTCCTTACGGGATGATCGAGAATCCTGCGGCCTGCCGCACCGCATTACGCCGCCATTTCCAGAACCCTGTCAGCTCTACGGGCAGCTCGGGCGTCATCACCAGTTCCAAATACAGATCGTGAATAGCTCGTTTACGGTCTGGTCCCAGACCCGTTGCTACACCTTTGTAAAGTGGCACAGAAACGGCGACAACCTGGAACACCCCTTCCACATTGGCCGCTGTTGTGTAGATGGAGCCGTAACGACTTACCACCCACTGTTCGACACAGTCCGGACCGTTAATCTCTGTGCTCATTGTGCTTCCCTTCAATTTCCGGAAATTGAAACCCAGCGTCAACAACACCACAACACAAAGGGACTGACCAAGCAGACCAGTCCCGAAACAACACAAGCCACCGCATATCCAATTTCGTCGTTCGTCATTTGACACTCCTTTGTCGCTGTACCGGAAACCATCCGCCCGGTCGCGGGTTCATCAGCCAAAAATCGGAACGGAGTTTTGCAGCATCGCCGCGAACTCCGCCCGCAGCGCCGACTCCTCCACGAGGTAGTGGGCCCCCCATCCATTCCGCAGATTGATCTCATTCAAGCGGCTGCCCAGCAACTTGTGCCGCGCTACCACCCAGTCGGCACTCAGGTACCTGCAGTGCAGTAATCGCAAATCCGGACTCTGGTACGTACACACCCGCCCAGTCGGTACCGCATTGTGGCAGCCGTGGTTGTAACCGATGTCATCGATAGCCTTTGGATCGAACATGACCCACTTGCTGTAGCGCATGTCCTTGACGCCGCGAGATTCGGCTGTGAACACCGGTTCCGGAAACTCCGGAAACACGTCTGAAACGACTTGCCAGCCGTCCGGAGCCAGGATACTGCAGCCGGCACTCTTGCATTCTGGCAGCAGCTCGCCCCAGTTCGGATGGTGAATCAGCTCGTCGATGTCCACGCATACGATCCAATCCGGGCTGCGGTCGTCCGTCCAGTGATACCTCTTGACGCGGGTGATGTCGTCTTCCGAGGTCTCATAGTCCAGGTCTCGCAGCTCGCACTGCGGGTGACTCGCAATCAACTCCCGGGAGCCGTCTGTCGACATATTGTCGTAGATGAACATCCGCTCGACGAACTGTTCGTAATGCCGCAGGAAGTGCGGCAGCATCCGGATCTCATTCCAGCAGGTACAGTACAGGTGTATCCGCAACTCTTTTGCTCCTTTGAACTCAAAGCGGTCAAAGTCCGCTTCACGTAGAATAGATTAGAGGCGGCAGTGTATCGCTACACCGCCGCCTCTCTGCCGATTACCGGAAAAATTTGGCTCCCGGACACGCCTTGCGGACTTTTGACTTGGCCTCAGACCGAGTCGAAGCCCGTACAAACCCTTCACCTGTCTCGTCGACAGTTACCCATCGATACAGAGGTTTTGTGCCTGGTCCGCCGCCCCAGTAAGCGCCTCCTTGGTCGTAGTCTCCGTCCACAAATCGGACACGCACCAAGTAGTATCTTTGAGCTGTTGTCTCCGGCATTTTGGTTGGCCGGCCGAACGGGGCCCCGTACCGGCTACCAACCAATGTCAACTTTGGAATCATCGCGTCTGCAAAGACCGCCTGCGACGGACCGTGGTGGTGGGGGCCAACTTGGCCGGCTTCGGTGCCTTAACACCGCCCCAAGCCAGCTTGCAGTCGGTGGCCTTCGCCAACTTCATCAGCGTACGAGCGTGGGTCCCTGGAGTAAAACTGTGCTTACGCAGCCGCAGGATCGTGGCTCGGGACAGTTTGACACGCAGGCACATGTCCCGCAGGTTCAGCCCGGCCTCTTCTTCGAGTGAGGAGAGGCAGAAGTCGACGAACCCCTGCAGCTGTCCCATGAAATCGGCATCCAGTTGCTTGGATTCTCGGATGAGCTTCTGTCGCTCGGCTTTGGTCAATTTGCTGGCCATGGTTTTCCTTCACAGTACAATACTGATTCCTCCGGACATATTGCCGCCGGGTCGGCTGTAATCAATCGCGACATACGAAATCGCCCCATCCGGCGCAGACTTTCCCTGCGTTACGCATCGCATCTCGGATCGCACAGTACCGGCGGTCGTCGCCTGCACTGCCATATCCCTCCCAGATGTCCCACAGGGCGACATCGTGCACCATCCAATCAGCTTTGTAGGCGTCGCCTACCACGATCGTGAGCCGATCTCCAAACTCCTTTTTGAGCCGCTCGCCAAAGTACTCGGCGACAGCCTCCTCGTGTTCGTACACGGTCAGAGACGTAACTTGTTTCCGCTCCAAGACCCGTCTGGCGGCCCAGCCCATACCAAGACCAGCCATGCCCACGTTTCCCTTGGCTCGCTTGATCTGATGACGCTGGGTGTATATCTCACTGGGTGTCAGCGACATCCATGGATTCAGCATCGCTCCGGCCAGCACCGGAATACCGACAGGGGCCGTAAACCGGCAGTACGCTTTAGCGGCATCCCGCTGGAATATCGCCAAGTCAGCCCGTACAGGCCGAGGCGTACTGAATGGAAACAGCGATGCCATCATCGCCAGCGGATGCAGCCGGTTGTAGAACAGATACTTGCCGACAGGGATACCCGCACGCTTGGATTCCGTGTGCGGCACAACCGGCAATTCAGCCAGTTCCGGCAGCAAGGTGTTTAGCCACTCCGTATAGGTGGTGTGGTCAAACAACACGCAGTTCCTGTGACCGGGCCATTTGAAATCTTCGGTAAACGGAACGGCCCTCCCGTCGAGGAGGGCCTGCGTGTTTTCAGCGAGCAGCTTATTGGAGAGATACTCCAAACTATTTTCAGGAGCCTTCCGACTCATCATTGACTTCGGCAACGCCGGCCTCACTTTCTAGGGGTGGACCTTGGCTTACGGAACAATGTATTTGGTAAAGTCCTTAGGGACACGAACCGTCAGTGGCCAGTTTTCATTCCGGCCTGTGCGGATAATCATCGGTATCGTGAACGTTCCCGCCGTTGCCGCCGCACTACCTTTCACCTGCAACCACGGCACCTCGATCAGTTCACTGCACGCGTCGATACTGATCAGCGACGGTACCGTGTTGATCCCGGTAACAATTGCCGAATTCGGATTGAACTTCGGATTCTGTCCTGCCGACAACTGGCATTTGTCGAACGTTGTCACAGCTCCGGACTGCGTGTACTTGCTGATCAGATTATCCGTCTGAATCAAGATCGGCAGCCCACCTGTCTCTCCAGAAAACCTGGTATGCAACGCATGCAGGTTGCCTTTGTTCCTGATCCAGTACTGACTGGTATTGGCTTGGTCTGGCACGAACATGCAGTGCTCGATGACCATCCGGTTGCCGTTGTTGGTAATACAACCTCCAAACGGACTGGCCCCCCATTGCACCCAGCTGTTGGTAACCTTTGTCAGGTCACACCAGCTCTCCAGGAACTCTCCCTTGGCTCTGTAACGGCACGAATCGATCACCATCAGACAGGACATATGTCCGTCTCCACCCTCGGCTTTGACGATGATCGACGTCGAAGTCTGGTCGTCGAACGTGCAGTCACGGATGGTGATCATTGTCCCGTTCACGTTCTGGTTAGAAATCTGGATGGCTGTCGTTCCACCGACGAACTTCATCCCAGAGATCCTCACGATCGTCCCAGCTCGACTGCAGTCGAAAATCGACTTGCCTTGGCCATACTGCCGGATAATCGCGTCTTCCCCTCGCACTGTAACCACCGGCAACAACTTGATCGTGTCAGTGATCCGGTACTTGCCCCATGGGAACACCACGGTGGGTGAAGTCTGGGCCTGCACGAAGCTGTTGGGATTCTTGTCGTCCACTGTGGAGTTCACCCACAATGCGGCATTGACGGCCTTCTGGATAGCAGCCGTGCTATCAGCCTTCCCGGTAGGGTCAGCCCCAAAATCAGTCACATCGATCGCGAACAGCAGAGCAAATAGCAGATTCATGATACCCCCTCATGTTACACCGTTTCTGGTCCCGGACGACAAACCGGTCCGGACGGATAAAAACCAAGGGCGGACCCACGGCCGCCCTTGGAAACATTCTCAAAAAGCAGCAGATTTCCGCAGACTACTTGTCGTCGGTTTTCGCGGCTTCCTTCTTGGCATCCTGGTCGTCCAGGTAGGCCACAAACTCCTTCAAGTCGGCCGTCCGCTGCTCGATCTCGGCGATGACCCGTCGCGGCTTGTTGGCGATCTTGCCCAGCTCCGCCAGTTCACGCTCTTCGTCGGCGATCATAAGCGCCACAGCCCCGGTGCTGAGACCCTCGACAGATTTGCCGTTGATGGTGTAATTGGCTTGCAGTTTGAGTCCCATGTTCGTCGATACTTTCTCTTCTGTTGTCTGGACTTCAGCCCCCTGACACACGTCAGAGGTTTCACTGTTGTCCGGTTCATGCATCAATGCTGTGTACAGCACCTTGGCGATCCCGCAGCAGATCGCATTTCGCTCTGTTGCCTCTGGTATCAAGTTACCTAGAGGCAGGTTGAAATGTGCCAAATCGGACTGCCGGAGGAGCCAGTCTCGGATTCCTTGTAGCGTATCGTTTTCCGGTGGGTTTCGCCTCAGCTCCGACCACCAACGATGCAGAGTGGAGAACTGGTAACCGGTGACCGGTCCAACCGTGTTGTCTATCGCCCACGTCGGTTCATGCGGCCACGACAATCCGGCCCGGTGTGTATGCTTGGCGAAAACCCATCGTGTCAACGCCTCAGCCCCTAGCACCGCATCCAATCCGTTGAAGATCGTGTTAACCCGGATGTAGCGGGCGGCGGCCAGGTAGATCGCCTCTTCGGAGGTCAACCTCTGGGTGAAATCCCGCGGCATACTGGCGACGAACCGTTCCAGATGTGACTCCATAACCTCCGGCTGTTGGGTCACATACTTGCACGGAATAATCAGCGTCAATGCGACCAATCGGTGGTAAATCGCCTGTGTCACAAGAGTATCGTCAGTACACCACTGCCGATTCCACAGCTTGCCGACGTACTCAAACCGATACCAAGCCCGGATCTTATCCAGCCACTCGCGACGGTTCTGGAAATGGTTTTGTCCGTGCCCCAAAATAAACTCGTTGGCGAGCTCGTCTGGCGTCCGATCTTGGCCTCTCCGAGCCACCGCTGGCTTTTCGATAACTCCTCCTTTCTCTGGTTTTTTGTCGTAGACCATCTGCAGGAAATCCACGATCTCCTTACCCGCCAAATATCTGCTGCCGGCCACGACCACCGACTGGCTTTCAATCGCCCCTGTCACCACTGCGGCAAGCCGCCCCTGCTCCAATTCCTCCAGCAGTGCCGGACTCTTCAAAACCTTGTCTACGGCGTTCAGCAAGTGCGTAGGATCTCTAAAGCCTCTTGTGCGGCCGTCGTAATGCATCCAACGGTAGGCGAGCCGGCCGATGAATATCCGTTGATACTCCAGTCCGTTGCGGGACAGGAGTTCCGCGGTTTTCGCAAACACCTTACGGAAGCTGTCATTGCTCCAGTCCTCCGTGACATTCGCCGCCTTTCGTAGAATCTGGAACAACCGCTCCACAGCGGTTGGAGACGCCCACTCGTAGCTTGCCGGAGAAAATCCGGTAGCGGCCTCTGGGGAACCTTCATGAACCCGATACCGTTGGTAATCCGCCAACAGGGCCTTCAGACAGGTATACTCCCGAACCGGTAACGAGGACCAGCCCATCTCCCGTTGGACGGCCGCAACACTGGCGGGAAAATCACAATCCGGCCTCAGCATAAGCTCGACGGCGCCACGCCGTACGATCTCTTTCAAATACTCAAGTAGCATCGTTCAGACTCCTCCAAACCTCTCGGGGACTGGAACTACTCGGAGGCTGTCTGCGGACCTTCGTCCATGTCGTCCAGGATCTTGACCAGCCGATCCAAAGTCGCCTGCCGTTTGGCAATATCGGCCTTAACCCGCTTCGGCCGTGCCTTGAGCTTGGCCAACGCCTCCAGAGCCTCCTCTTCGCTCCGGATCAGCTCCGTAATCTGTTCGTTCGTCAACTCACGGACGTCCGTGCCATTGACATAGGTGATGGTCTCGATCGTGATTCCATTCGGTTTCGCTTGCCCCATGGTCTGTTGTGGCTCCTCTGAATTGAGCAGATTCTCGCTGAAATCCGCAAACTTGTGAACATCTTTGGTACGCTCAGGGACACGCTCCCAGAGCTCTCCGGCAACTGCCTTGATCTCTTCATCGGTAGGCTCAGGCACCAGACAACTTAGATTGTGCTTGACCATCCTCAGGGCCCCGTCGGTTGACCTGAAGGCTGTGTGCCAGTTCTTGTCGATGGCCGTGATTTCAATGGCCGCACACTTAACCCACTCAGAACCGGCCTTCGGCTTCCGGTGCTTATATCGGTTCTCCTGTAGAAACTTATTCAAGAACCGGCCTTTGAGCTCATCCCCTCGCCGGACCTTGGCAAGCTCCTCCTCGGAGATGTAATCCCTGTAGTGCTGCATCACAGCCCAGGCAATCCCCGGACACTCGCAGTCCCAGAACTGGGACCAAGCCGACACATCGCCGACAGTGGGTTGTGTGCTACCGCGAATTCCGATACCGGGTCTCCAACCGATATTGAGACCGCACACCCGCTTGCCGTGCTTGTACACAGCTCCACGGATATCCATGCAGCGGTGATCCATCACACACTGGTAGAATTCGTGATCGTTGACGAGCTCCACCGCCCGCATCTCACACCACTCGTCGAACTCTCGCTGCCCCGTGTAGGGCGTATTCATCTGTTGTCTGCCTCCTCTCTCCTGAATTTCCGGAAATTGACCGTCAGAACCATCTGAACAGTCTGACATACCACGGACATTGACTGTCCGCATCTACCCGGGCATTCATTTGGAGGTGGTCCCAGACCACTCGTTCAATATGCCGTACGGCGACCGAAACCCGGTGCACCTCCCACGGCTCGCTTGCCACCTGCGACGCAAAGTCTGACAGACTCTGGCTGCCCCCCTCTGCAAAATAGCCTTCGATCAACTTGATCATCTGGCCCATCGCCACCTCATCGGTTGGATCTTCGCTCAGTTCGACGAGGAGGTCGCGGGCAAGCAACTTAGGGTCAATCCTATAGTCGCGACTCCCCTCACGAAACGACAGGCTTCCCACCATCTCTCTCGGTCTCCCAGAAATAACGTTCTGCCACTTTGAAACAGCGGAACTGGAATGCCGCACCGCTGTCCCCCTCGCCTGCCTGTACCGTCTGCTCCACGACGTCTTGCGGAAGGCCCAGCAGAATTCTCTGGGCTATTTTTCGCCGCCCTTGCTCTGGCGGCGAGTTCAGTTCGACGACCTTGTCGATCCGTCCAGGTCTGGTGACATACGACCCGTCTGGCAACTTACGCATCAGGGCTTCATCCAGCTGCTCGGGCTTGTTTGAGGTCACGAAGACGCAGACCCCAGCCGAGGCGGAAATCCCGTCCAGGCTGTTCAGCAAACATTCGTAGCCTAAAACCACACCCTCGCGGGGCTTGTCGCCTGAAAACACCCGGTCGAGATCCTCCAACACTGCTACACAGGGGGCGTGACCATCCAGCATACGCGACCACTCCCGGGCCAGCTCTGCATTTGTCAAACTGGCCAAGTCGTAGAGGAACACCGGCAGTCCCAACCCAGCAGCCATGGCCCGGATTACAGACGTCTTGCCATTTCCTGGCGGACCTACCAGTCCGTAGCCCCGTTTCCACGGTACTCCGCGAGCAGTAAACCAGCTGCGGCCTGTTTTCCAGTGGGTCAATTCTTGGAATATCTCCAAGACCTCGTCCGACACCCAAAGGTCCTCCAACCGGCTACCTAGAGACAACCCGCGTCTGATGTCGTTACTGGACAGCATACATGGAGTATCTCCAGCCTCTTCGAACGGGGTTGACCCACTGGTATCTAGCTCTAACGCCGCCCCGGTGGCCTGCGCCTGCATAGCAGCTGCTACCTGAGTAGCCGGACTGTCGTCTGACGGCTCTCCAGGTCTCAGGACTCGCGACTTCGAACTGACATAGGATTGAGCCGTACCGGTGATAGGGCGTACGAAAAACCTGTTGTATTCGGCCGCACTGGCGTACCACTGAGTCCGGGTCCGGACCATGTCAGTCAACACATGATCCGGAGACAACAACCAACGAAATGTCACCAGAACGGTGTTCACGCTGTTGTTGTCGTTGATGTTGTTGCCGGCGCTGTTGACTGACTTTGTAAAGATGTTGTTGCCGGCGCTGTTGACTGACTTTGTAAACCAGACAGGCTTCCATCCATGCACCAACCATAGAGATTGTAGAGGGATCAGCCGGTATAGAAACGGAATGTATCCGCCACCTTGATCTTCGTGGTAGGCCGCCCAGCTCCGTTCGCGAGTCAAGCACTCCTGAGTGGCCAACCTGTGCGTGGTGCCGTATTGAACGTTGTTGACGTGCACCATTCTTCCGTTAGCTTTCAGCCATCGGTAGACTTGCCACGCGTATACATCCGTACCGAACGTGTCGATCCGGATGATCACCAGGGATTCGATGTACCGCCAGAATCCGAGCACCGCGTTTCTGGCGGCGTAGAACACAGTACTGACCGCCGCCAAGCCTGCCAGTACCCAAGCCCCATGTTCGTCCAAGTCCATCCCTTTCGTTCAGACTACAACACTTTCTTTCACAGCGTCGGCATCAGAGGGCTCGTTATACAGTTCGGTGTATATCTCCCGGGCTCTCGCCCAGACCGGATGCCCTCCCTCCAAATCCGACGTCACAATAATCTTGTCCTTGAGGACCTTGTCTGCCAGCAGCAACGCCGTGCAGACACACAGCTCCATGATCTCGCCGCGAGCTTTGAAGTGCTCCTTGACCGCCGTGCTCGATCGCGGTATCCGAAATGGCTCCTCTGTCAGCGCTCCGGTGTCGCTGAACGTCAGAACGTCCCTGAGCCGCACGTACTCCAACTTAACACAGTCGCAGCGGGCCCAGTCGACTATCTTCAGAATCTTGCTTCCCAGCTCTTCCCACTCGGCCCTGCTCGGCTTTCTGACGACGGTCCAATAGTGTGTAAATCCCATCAGCACTCCCCCAAGAACAGATTCCTATGCCCGGCAAATACGCTCGGTTCGTAATGTTTCGGCCTCCTGACCCCGAGCCCTATCAGCAGCAGAACCCGGAGTACATATGCCTCGTGTATCAACGGCCACCGGTCAGCGTGGTTGTCATCTCGGGTCGCATGAATAAACGCCAGCTGGACGACCTTCCAGTCCTCCGCCTCCCGGGCCAGCCAGGCGTCGATGGCGGCGTTGGTGTCCGCCTTGTCCATCAGAGCCTTGTGCACCGGTGCCTTCTCGTAGAACTCCAGCAAGGCCTGCCTGACCTTCTTGAAGTCTTTCATCGCTTCCGGAGACGGAACCCACTTTTCTTTTTTAACCATCAGTACAGGTCTCCCGGTTTTCCCACATAAATCAGGTCTGGCACTTCGTACACGAATACTCCGTCCAGATCCACCGGTTCGCTCGCATTGCCCATGAGGGTCGCGGATTCCCACCCAGGACTATTCTCTTCCTCCAGCTGGTACTCGCAGTACCGCTCAGGAGGGATTACCAGCTGGTCGGCCGCCGCATCACACTCGTCGATCAACGTCTCGATATGGTCATCCCCGTAGGCCTCGACGACGTAGTGATCCCCGCTCGGAAGCAACACGACTTTCGCTTCGCCACTACATGCCCCCGGGTTGACCACAACAGTCTCCGTATACCTCACCCCGTTCAAGGTGTAATGGGCCGTTACCGGAAAGACTTGGGTGACAAACGCCTCCCAATACCCCGGCGGAACAGCCAGCCCGTGGGAATCCATGTCATTGACATGGCCCCACTGTGCGGCTGACTGCCTCTCCTCCTCGGAAAACTCCGTCGCATCAGTTGCGGAGTCCACCCATCCGCGTTCAACGTTCCAGCACTGAGTGGACTCGGTGTCCGGGTGGTGCAGGATGTAGGTGCGAATCTCGGCCACTTACTCTGCCTTGGCCGTCGCCACCTTACCGAACTTCGCCAAGGCTGCGTCAGCCTTGGCAACAGAATCCAGATTTCGCAGCGCACGCTTGGAGACCTTTCGACCCTCCGACTGCATGATCTGCGGGAAATAGCTCAGACAACAATACGCGAACCGTGAAATCGCCTTGGAGGCGTTGTGGTAGTCCTCGTAGAACTCCGGGCTGTGGACGTGAGTTTCCGAGTCTGGTGCTCCGTGAATGTACTCATGCAGTAGCAGGGCCCCCACATTGCCGAATCCTTGCACGTTGAATGGCTGCTTCATCAACCACTCCCGGGCAATGGCAATCCAAGAACAACCATTCGTCCAGCCTGCTAGAGACAGACTGCTGCCGATCATGTACTGCCGCTCCTTGCACGCCACATCCGAGAACTGCTTGACGATACTCACGATTTCGTGACCGCACTTTTCCATCAGCCGCAACCATACCAGCTCGTTGGGGCAGTAATCCTTAACAGCCAGCAGTTTGTGGTCACTCCGAAGTGCCTTGGCCAAGTCCTCAAACTGGGCAATGGTAAACTTGGCGTAATGCGGTAAATCGCACTTCACCACCAGTTCTTCCAAGCTGTCGACTCCGAAGTCTGACAGTACAGACTCGCACAGAACTTGGGCTATACCATCCTGCTGCAGTTTATCCCCAATCGGATCTCGTGCCTTGCACCATGTGATGGTTCTGCCGGTGGTGAACACGACGTTCGGAGTCGTACATTTTCCATTCACCAGTTCCAAGACCTTCAACCGGCAGAAATCCCACCATTTCATTTCTCCGGTTACAAACTGGGCGATCAGCCGAGAACGCTCGCCGTCTGTGAGCTGTCCGCGGCCCATCCGAAATGTCCCGTAGACTTTACCTTCCTCGGGTGTGTGCGGAGCTCCGAAGACTTCGAACAACCGCCGTACCTCGTCTGCCGACATGCCCTTGCCATTGTCGACGACTTCCAGATCAGTCTCCGACAAGGCAATCCGGCACTCCGTAGCCTTGGCGTCCACGGCATTCATAACCCCTTCGAGGATAGCCTTGGCCAGGGTACCGGCCTGTCGCTTGATCGTATCGATCAGCAGTTTTTCGTTCATCTGAAATCGACGATCTTCGACGACTGGTTTCTGTGTTTTCGCTCTACTCATCAGACGCTGTCCTTTTGTGTTCTTTAATGACTTCACCGTTTTGCATCAGCACGACAAACTCGCCACTAGCCCGGCCTTTGCCAGACTTGGACTGCCTAACATAGGTACGGAAGGCCTCTTCTGCCGTTTCGATACTGTCGTCGTCGTAGACTGTGCCGACATTGCCGACGATCACCTGTATCGCAGGCGGACCGCCATCCTCTATCTGCCATACCACTCGCTTGCCGAAGTCACCCACAGACCCTGGCAGGTCTGTCGCCGCATAGGCCAGCTCTACCAAAGCCGGAAGCGCAGCTACCTTGCGCACCAAGTCCAACATTACCGAATCGCTCAAATCGCTGTTCTTTGGGATCAGGCATATGGCTTTGCCTCCAGCTACTTCCAAGCAGGCATAACAGTCTTCTCGCTCTTCCACAATCCAGCCCATTCTAACACCTCCAAGGACTATACGACCATTTCCACCAGCTTCAGCAGCTCCAGTAGGATCTCGTGCATGGCTTCTGAAACGAGAGCCTTGAAACTGAAGACCCGGTACTCCGGACCGCCCGGAGAATTCACCATAGCCTCCATCTGATCGATTCCTGTGTCGGCCAAATCTTCCCGGCCGAGTATCCTGAACAGCGTCTTGCGAAGCTGCCGCCGCAGGATGGAGATCTTCTGGGCCGGCAGTAACCCAAACTGGAGCCGTATCCGCTCGTCTTCGGTGAAGAGGTCGTACAGCCCAGCCGCCAGCGCCGCTGTATCCAGAGTGATCGGAAGCACTGTCAATTGCATACGGATGACCTTCGTATTCCGGGTAATTAACGCCCCCGGCAGCCTGTCTGTGAATTTCCGGAAATTCAACCGCCTGCGCGCGCTTGTACTCAGCAGCAAACAACTGTACGTCGAGTTTGGATACATGACGCAACACGTTTAACCAGTCGAAGTTAAGTAAATAATGCGACTGTTTTCAAATCGAGCTATTGGCTCGTATCCGGACGGCCGACCAATCCAGGCCTCCGCCTCTGTCTGACTACGTAAACTGCGTTCTATGAACAGTTTGCGTATTTTAATCCTCAACGAAAAAACCCTGAAATCCGACACCCGCTACGCGGGGTAAGAAATCAGGGCTTTTTCTGTGACAAATAATCGCAACTCAGTCTGTCAGCACCAAGTTGCTGCGGCGACAGTCCAGCCGGTTTTTGTTCTTGAATCCGACCCGTCTGGGAGCCTTGTCCGTACCCCGCAGCCGCTTGGCAACCTCTCGATGGAACCACATCAGACGCCTGTACTTTCCGTTTTTAGAACTCCGTGTTGGTCGGCAATACGCATATCCGAACTCGTGCTGGTACCAGATGTACTGCCCGAGGTCTGCGTCTTGTTTGGAAAACAGGATCTCCGATCCGGCAGTCGTGTACAGACGTTGAGCCACGCTGGTGCCCCCTCTCAAAGCAGCCTCGAAGCAGGCCTAGATGTCCTGCAGACAGATGTCGGGAATGATCCCGAGTAAAGCCATCTGAGCTGCCGTCAGCTCAAATACGACCTCCGGATTCCGAATGATCTCGTGCTGCATTGCCGTCTGGTGCACCACGATAGCCCGCCGTTTACAGGCAAGCTGGTAGACCAGCGAGACATTCTCGGCCAGCTGTTCCAGATCGTCGTAGTCCCTGAATTGGCCATCCGAGTGCAAACTGACAATACCGAACGCCGTCGTGACCCCCTGCGACAACGCAACAAGGTCGTCATTGTCGGGGGCCGCCTCGGCAATTTCCATATCCAGCAGTTTCCGCCAAGACGCGGCCGACTTCCTCAACTTGTCGCACGCAGCTTCTAGTCTGAGTTTGTTGGCCTCCAGCGCCTTGTCCAAGAAGGGGCTAAGCTCACTGCCCGTGTAAGAGTACCGCATCCCACCGGTAACTTTCATCTGTTCAATCCGACCTACCCGCTCTTGCGGGAATGAGAGATAACTGACCTCGGCCATCAATCTCGCCAATACGGACACGCCATGTGTCCAAATCCAAACAGCGCCGTCATACCAGGTTTGTCCTGACGGTACACACCACGGAAGACAGTCGTACCGGGTTTGACGAGGCGGCCGACCGTCGAGAATGCCTGATCCAGTGTCTCCGCAGAAACCGTGTCGTAGGCGTCAGGCCCGCACATGAACACCAAGCCAGCTGTCATGGCCGTGTTGATCGGCAATGGAGCCAGTAGCGACTGCTCGACCGCCTTCCGGATACGGTCCGACACGGCAACACCGGACGCCCAGTCAGTAATGACCTGTGTCCCAAACACGACATTTCCGATCAGAAGCCGTTTGAAATCGGCAGCGTCGAACGAAGTGTGCTCCGCCGGAGTCGCTGCCAGGCAATTGAAGGCATGGAACAGCTTCGACAAAGCACTGTTTCCAGTCGCATATTCGAGCGAAGCTGACGGTCGGTACAGATTGACGATCCGGTCGTTATCCAGCCACAGTATGGAGGAAATACCGACCGCATCGACCGTGGCCAAAGCCTCGGCTGCGTTCTGCTGCGGCAACGTCCCTTCCGTCAGCTTGGGCCACGCCAGTACGGCACTCACCCGTTCGTCACCGGGCGAGATCCCCATGGTGTGGTAACAGAGATTGGCAATGACCGGAAACATCCCAGCCCCTGACCCACCGCCCAGACCGCAGCACAGAAACACCCGGTCTGGATTCGTAGCCAGCACATCATGCAGAAAGGCCCGGATGTCCTCCGCCCGTTTCGAGGCTGTGGCTTTGGCGACAGCCAAGTCCTTACCGGCCCCGCCGCTATCCAGACACAACTTGTTGGCGTCGGGAATCTTCAGACTGGCCAAATCTATCGCTGCGGTGTTGATGGCAAACACCTTACGATAGCCCAACCTGTAGAAGGCCTCTGCAATACGTCCGCCACCTTGGCCGAGGCCGATGAACACACAGGAGAGTGCCACCGGGCCGTTTGGGAACTCGTCAGTCCATTTGTCGCCACCGCTCGGCTGCGGCTCTATTGGCAACGGAAGGTCCAGATCCATGTCGTCGTCGCTTTCTACCGCAGATACTGCGGCTGAAACGGAAAGGTAACAGCCCGCCTTACTCGGCAGGAGCTGCTTCCGGCTGGGGAGACACCTTAGTGTCGACTGCTTCCCCGCTCGGAACTGATTCTTGTGATTTTGGGTCAGGTGTCGCCGGTTCGGCAGCTTTGGTGGGTCCGCCAAGAGTGTCCGGCGCAGGAGGCGTGGGTCCGCCGTCAGCTGCTTGCGGTTGATCTTGAGAGGGTCCACTGACGCCGCCGACCACGACTCCTTCATCCACCGTAAGTGCTGCTGGCTGGATAGCAGCCGGAGGAGGAGATGTATCACCTGCGTCCGGAACGCCCGGAATGAAGGTGGTTCGTTGATGACGAAATTCAGCCTCTGACAGTTCTGACATGCTTGGGCTCCGTTAAAGTTTGTGACAAACCACTCGCCGCAGCATATCGTGATTGTGACAAAATTCAACCGAGTAGCCTACTGGGCTCCCTGTTGTTGCAGCAATTGAGCCCCGCCCTGCATCCGTGCGTCGTAGCGGATCTTCTCCAAGGCGTCCAGCACGACTCGGCCAAGCACAGGATTTTGGGATTTGATGGCCGTGATCTGCCGCTTGCGGCTGGTCTCGTCCATGGTGAGCAACTGCTGTGCGATCGAGTTGCCTGTCGCCATGTATTCTTCTGGCGTTTTTGGGTTACCCAGCTGGAAGCTCTGCGTAGGATCTGCTCCGGCCGCCGCAGGAGCTCCGCCACCACCACCAGGCTGGCCTCCTGGAGCCGCTCCTGGTTGTTGCAGCAGTGACGAGGCGGTGATAGCCCCCTGCGACGATACCTGCTGAGCCGCAGCCTGCTGATCGGCCTCTTCTTGGGCTTTGTTGGCAAGCTCGTTGGTGATCTGGGTCTCTTCGTTCTTCCGGCGTTGTTCCTCTTCCCAATCGATGCCGAGCGCTCGCAGGGCGGTCGTCTGGGAAATCTGCTGATTGAGACCCAGCTGCAGCTGTGTAGTCTGCCGTTGGATATCGTCAGCATGTGTCGGCTTATCGAGTGTCAGCTTGACCGGTTGCCACTGCCTACGGGACGAGATGACCTTCGCATAAAAAGCCAACAGGTCGATCAGCTGATCGCGGAAGTGAGTATGATGGGACTCGAAGATCCGCAGAGCCGGGATAGCCCCTTGAGCCGTCAGTGTCCCCTTGTACAGCTCGATCGGGCAGCCGATGGAGTTGAACAGCACATCATAGCCTTGGTCCAGCAAGTCTTTCGGAGTGAAGGCAGTCGCGTCGCCTCCAAGGGCTTGGTATTTGATCGGGAACGGGAGCACGTTCCAGCGTGTCGGATCGTTGCGTCGGGCGCGGACCATGCTATTCACGCGGGCTGCAAACGTGCTGAGCCCGAGTTTGTAACTGGGCTCACTCTCAATCGGACCGCCTGTGATCTCCGGCGTAATTACCCGGAATGGCACCACGTAGTCCAGCGCCAAGGCCTCGTTGTACTTGTGCAACATCTGTACGTAGTACGCCACCCCGAAATTCGTCAAGGCCTTGCTGATCCCCCAGCCGCGATTGATCTGGCCGGCCAGCCGCTTCTCCTTCATGTGGTAGACGAAGCCGTCTTCAAACTCCAACCACTTGGACTCCTTGACCGCTTGGATGATCTCCCAGTTGGCTGTCTCCAAGACGCACATGTCGCCACGCCGGATCTGGTCCCGGTAATCGGCAGGAATTTTCCAGACGTAAGAGCACCGTTCTGTCAGTGGGTCGAAGATTATCTCGATCTCATACGGATTCCACCGCTTGAGGATCAAACCGCTCCCCTCAGACGATCGCCGATCGCGAGGCACCCACGGGCCTCGCTTGGTACAGCGGGGGCATCGCATGTTGAACTCGAAGTTCGACCACTGGTAGCTGAACACAGACCGCTGCTGTTTGATTGTCGACAGCGGCCGCTCAAGCCCGCACTGAGGGCAGGCCAAGTACCGCTTGATCGGAATCAACCCTGACCCGAAGTAATTGCCGTAGAAAAAGAAGTCCAAGGACGCTTCGATCAAGTGGCTCTTGATGTTCAGCTCTTCGTAAAGATAGTCCCGGTAACGTTTTTTCTCCTTACGGTCATCACCTTCGACAGAAACTTCCGTGATGAAGTATGCGATGATTCGCTCAATACCGGAACGGTAGACGCCCATCCGCTCGAAGATGCGTTCGCACCAGCGGAGGGCGTCAACCATCGTAGACGGCATCGTAAGTGCCGAGATATCGCAGAACGGGTCTGGCAAGCCTTCAGCTCCGCGGGACCCGCCCGCCATCATCGCACCGATTTGGGACATCCGTGTCGCTTCCGGTTAGTACTTCAATCCGAGATCACAGAGTGACCTTATTCAAAATTTCCGCAACCTTGAACCGCACGCCAAGATAATCGAATTTGACCTCGTTGGCTACCACAAGGTAGACAACCGGACTGCCGGCAATCTGCATTGCCACTTGGTCGCCCTTAGGTAGATCCTCCGGAAACCACGGCTCCTCTTTGTCCAATGGATGCACGAAGATCATCCACTTTCCGAAAATACACACGTCGCCAAATCCGGCCAAGACGTCTTGGGACTCGGTCGGTGTCCCGACAGCAAACGTCACCCAGACCAACCCTGGGTCCTCTGCAACCTGCGGTGGTGTGGGTTCTGGGGCCGCCTGAAACAAGCCGAGCAGAGACGGGTTCCCGGCGGATTTCTGCAACTGAGGTGCTGTCCGCTGGACCGCAGGAAACGGTGTCGCAGATTGGGCCGGTTGCGGCTGATTGAACATAGGCGTCTCTCCAGGCATGGTGGTCGGTGCAGTCTGCTCGGCGGCAACGGTAATCATGTCTATGACCTGATACTTGCCATTCGAATTGTCGATCAGTGGGATGTTCGGGTCCGGCACGCGCCGTAACTCCGTGTGTGCCGGGATATTTTGTCGCTCGTGTGTTGTCGCCGCATGTACGGCACCGAGCGGTCTGTTGACCGGGACTTGAAAACCTGTCAACCCGGGATCTATTCCCGGAGGAGTTGTTACCGGTCTGGCCATGTCCTATCCCTGATAAATAGCTAAAAAAAATGAAAGTTCCGGGGTTGCCCCCGGAACCGGAAGCCTCTGCGTTAAGGCTTCACAAGACAAACCCGGCCGACTCGATGAGTCGGCGGGTTGTCCAATTTCCGGAAATTCAGCTTACCGGGTCTGCCTCGCGCTGAAGCTTACCCCAGTACTCCGCCGGAACTAAGAAAAACAACCTACTGTTAACTGGCGTCCCCGTCAATGTATACGGCTGGCACAGAACAGTACCATCTTCCGGATTCTTCCAGACGGCCAGGGCGCCCTGACCGTCTGGAATTGGCCGAGAGTTTGGAAATATACTGAAACCCGGGTCAACTTGCGTCGACAGGTGCTCCAGCTGTTGAAACGTCAATCTGACCATGGACAGCCTCCAAGTAGGTTTGGGCGGCCTCGGGAGTCCCGTGCTTGGCCAGCAGATTCAGTACCCCGACAGCATGTTCCGGCCCGCCATTAGCCGCCAACATCTGTGCTGCCGTCGCCGCATTGAACTCTCCGCAAGCTTTTGCCGCGGCCTCGGCGGCCTCCAGCACGGCGTGGGCCCGTGCTGCAGGAACTTTCGAGGGGTCCATGACACCGTACTTGGCCTCCCACCGTCTCCGCAAACCTCCGAAGTTTGCGAATGACGTCGGACTCTTGACCTGCAAGTCCGCAAACTTGCAAACCACCCAGTTCTGGACTACCGGCATGCCGCTCAGTTGGACCGGACCGCCATCCAAGCTGCTGAGGATGTCCTCGTTGGTCGCATATGCCGCCAACCCGCCCAGCAATGCCTTGCCAGTCGCTAAGGCCCGGTTGCGCTCCGGAGTTCCAAACTCGCCCACTGGCCGTTCTAGATGGCAACGCATCCGAACTTCCTGACTGATGTCCGGTCCTTCGGCACCCAACAACAGTGAGACGTCCTCGAACACATTGACCGGGACATGGCCTTCCCGGACCAGCGGACGGCACAGTTCGAGAGGTATGCGTGCATACATACCGCACTTGCTGGTCTGCTGCGCGTCGTTCCAGACAAGATCCTCGGCAACAGCCTGCGGGGTTTCCGTGGTCAACCGAAAAATCGGATTACCCTCTTGAACCTCGCCACCCATCTGGAACAGAGCCTGTCCTTGCGTTGGGAGAACCATGTCGTAGGTTTCCCCGGACTCGGTCTGGATGCAATACCACGTCCACTCGGGCTGTCCTTCGGCCACCCAACTGCGAATAACACGGCCGGAAATCGGGACGATCAAACTTCGCATGTTGATGTTGTTCGCCATTCCACGACGCAGCGTACCGGCCTGATTGGCCAGCGCCTGCGTTCTGACACGCTCCCGTAGCGTGTCCACCGGAAACTCGACCAAGACCTCAGGCAGTGTCACGTCGCTGGCGGCCATCTCGGCCCCGGCGGCCATTTGCTGCAGCATCCGCTTCGCCATAAACAGAACAGATTCACCCCGAGGAGCCTCGCCCGTCTGACCGTTCAGATCGTGCACGAAGTCATTCCGTTGTTTTCCGCCGATCACCACTTCTGCCGAACGGGCGTCGAACTCCGCCCGATACCCTCGCAGCTGGATCTTGCCGGAAAAATCGACTTGGATTGCAATGTACTTCAGGCCACCCAACGGCACCACGCCGTTCTCGAAAGCCCCTGTCGCACTGTTTCGCCACAGTGTGTAGGCCACCGAGCCTTCAGCCAACCGCAAATCCATTGCCGACACTTCTGCTACAAATTTCGAGAAATTCATCGAAGCTACCCTTTATCAAGCGTTACACAGGTCGGCCCGGCAAGCACCGTCTGGTGCTACAATTTCCAGTCCAACCTTACACCGCCGCAAACGGATCACAAACAAAAAGGCCGACTGGTTTTCCAGTCGGCCTCACCTCCTCACAAACTCCAGCACGGTCCTCTGTCGACACAGCAGCTCAGAACTTCATGGCACACCTCCCGTTGGTCGTTAAACCGCAAGAACCTACCGAACAGCTAAGCACGTCCGAGTAGTTATGACGCGTATCCGCGTATAATTTAGACGAACCGGATCAGATACTGAAGTCTTCCTCTTTCGACAGCTTCCAAGATTTGACGATCTCTTGGGCTTGTGCCACCAACTTGGGAGTAAACAGCTGCCCGTCCGTGATGCCGTCTTTCAGCTCGCTCAGGTACCTGGCGTCCATAAGCTTTTCGGCTTCAACAGCCGACTCGTGGTCCAAGCGGCCCAGATCGCGCTCCACCTCACTGAACTCCACGACATACTCGTCCATCGGACCTGCGGCCGTGATCGCAGACTCGGACTGGACGAGCGGCAATCGCCGCCCATGGAACAACAGGGCGTGCGTTCCAGACCGTCGTAGTAGCCGGCACAGTGTCAGAGCCTTTTCCAACTCGACCAGCCTGTAGGCTTCGACGGAGAGGCTTCGAGGAGATGTACCGACAACCCAGTAGGCCGGAAGTTGTCTTGCGACTTCCTTGTCCAGCAGTTTCCGCGGCACCGCTGCGTCCACACTAGTCGGTACGAATTTGTACGGCTCGAAGTCGCTAAGATTGGTGAGATTCAGCATCGCCGACTTCTCCTGGCTCGCCCGGACCCTTGTCGAAGTCTGCAACTCCCCCGCAGTCGAGATTGTTGGCTCCGACACGACCGGTCTGGGAATTTACAGTACAATTCGCCCGGGACTCGTTGCCCTTCGCCCCAGACACCAGCACACTGACCACAGTTAGCTCTTTGGCTTTTTTCGGGATGACCTTGGGAAGGACGATGACTTTGCGAGCCGCCTCGTCGAAGGTGACATCGGCCTCGAACTCCCCCGGCAAATACAATTCAATCTGCATGTCTGGCTCCCAGTACGACCGGTGTCGCTGCACCCGGGTCTCTGATAACTCCGACACGAACCTCACGGTGAGATCCGCGTAATGTCAACACTTGAACAACCGCCTGCCACGACTCTGGCAGCACAGCTGATTGACCTAACAGTAGCCTGTCTGGAACGCACGCCTCTGTCCATCCACACTCGATCACGTTGGCCAACGGATCATCCGTCACTTGCGGTCCTGCTCGAAACAGGCAGCTGCCAAACATATCCCGCACGGTGGGCCACTGCTCTTTGGATACCCAAAGCAGTGCGTGGTTCCAGTGTGCGGCAAACCCGGAAAAAAACGGCTCCCGAATCACCAGAACTTGAACATCGATATCGGGCCTTCTCGCCAGAAAATCGACCAGCGGGTCGGCTGGCTGCGGCAGGTAGGTATGGCAACTGGCGTGCGTGAACCACACGCCAGTTGCCGCTAACGTCTGCAGAGTATCCGTCGCAGAGTAGCTCAATGGACGCAAGACACCCTTGGCAACCTTGTCGGAGCCGGTGGTGCCTTCCTTCACTGGTGTCCATTGCTCCACGACATCAACCCTTAGATCAGCCCAACCTTCTCAGCCAGGTACTGCCCGGTATAGGCGAACTCTTTGGCATTTGCCGGAGTCTTGGAGACGCTTGGCAGCCCTTCGTAGTCACCGAAGAACTCCATGAGCGACCCCAGCCCAAACCCGTTCTGGAGATTCGCGGGAACAGCGTGGTCCGGGGTAGACAAGTTTCTTTCCGGGACCACGTCGCCATACACGTCAAGCAAACCCGGCGTATCATGCCAGAACCTTACCGGAAGGCTGATAGACTCGTGCCAAGCCATGGCCGCTAGCGACCGAAATAAGGCGCGAATGTTGATCCCCACAAACAGGTGCTCAGCCTGCACCGGCCCGGGCGGCATGCCATGGAACTCTCCCAGGTCACAGATCTCCGCCAGAACGGACTCCAGCGGATACTGCGGAAAACTGACTTCCTCGCCGTCAGAGAGCATCACCAACTCTGAGACCTTCCCCACGAACGGGGCCAAGGTCTCGAACTCACGCAGCTCCTGAATCCGCGACGCTATCGACTCCGGTTTCGTGTACGACTTCCCCGGCTGCGGCGTCCACAGCTCCGGTCTCCACCCCACCCCCGTCCACCCGATCACTGTCACTCGACTCATTGTCTTCTGCTTTCTTTGCCTCGGCCGCAGCGGCGTCCTTGGCGGCCAGTTCCTTTGCGTCCTGCTCCAGCAGCCGGACGGCAGTAATGCCGAACGTCTCCAGTTGCACGCGCACTTCCTCCAAGCTGAACGGGGTCAATGCCCTCGCCCGAGAGGCTTGGACCAAATAGTCGACCACCTGCGGCACATGTTCAGGAGGTACCGAATCGTTGGCGAGTCGTTCCAGCCTGTGGCGTGCCGCATAGTAGATCTGCCAGCCCAGAGTTGCCAGCACGACCAAAACATTGGCCGACTTGCACTCCCGCATAAAGACGACAGGATCGAACACATCCTGTCCATCCACCAGTTTGACCGTCGGAACACCTTCCGGTACCGCGACGTCACTGCCCTCCGGGATCTCCGGTGTCTGTACCGGCTCCACTTGTGCCTCCTCCATCTTCTGCTCCTTGCCTTCTCGCAGGACTCTCTAACTCACGCCGTAGATCCTCGCTGGCAACGCGACTGAGATCGATCGGTAGCGTATCAAACTGCACCCCGGCTGCATACAACTCCAGCCCCTGTACCAGAATCCAAGCGGCGTCTGCCACATTGTCCACGCCGGAAGATTCATAGCCTTCGACCGCGAAGTCTGTTCCGAAATACTCATTGCAGGCAAGGATCATATCCTCCTTACTGCAATTTCCGTGGCCGGACGCCCGGCGTTTAATCTCGCCGATCGACAAGCCGCAACAGGGTACTCCGTTTCGCTCGGCGTATAGATTGACCGTGGCTTTGAAACCACCGATCAACTCGGCCGTCGAGTACGTTCTGGCCATGACCTGTCCGATGGTTGTCTTGTTGATGGGGCCGCTCGGCGTGAACCGCACCTGTTCATAGAAGATGATTGACGGACGCAGTTCTTCCAAGGCCTTTATCAACCGTACGAACCGGATGGCTCCCGACTCGTACTGGGCTGCGGACAGATCCAACTGCCCTAAAAATATCGGAGATAGACTCTCGCGATTGATCGGACCGTGCGGATCGAATTCCGCAAAAGCCAGCCCGGTATTCGTGGCTAAGTCCAGGGCTACAGCCCGTGGCCTTGTCACGCTCCGTGGGTAGGCGGCCAGTTGGCGGACATCCCGGATAACAGGGGCTTGGGTACCCCCGCGGCTGGACACGGACACAGCAGACGTCTTACGAGCTCTCTTCGGCATCTTAACCCATCAATTCTCTGTAGGACTCGACCAAGTGGTAAGTCAGTCGGCAGTCGTCGCCTGCGTCGTGGGAGGCTGCCGGGTCCAAGCCTGATTTCCTCCACAGGTCGTAGGTATCGGCACAGTAACCGTCCAGCTTCCAATACACCCCGGTGGCGCGTACCTCCAGGGACCTTCGACACCATTCGGCCAGCAGCTCGTCACGCTGCGGTGTCATCAGCAACTGCCGACCTTTGGCGATCGCCCCGGAGTCAAACACCAGATCCGCCGGATACACCGGCACGATTCCAAACAATTCTTGGGTGTGCTTGGCAATCTTAGGCATATCGAACTGCTGGACGTTGTGTCCAGTCAGCCCATAGTTGTTTCGCTCCAGAGCCTGCAACTTGTCCAAGAACACCCGAAATACTTCCTGCGGCGGTCGCCCGTGCTGCAAGATGTGCGCCATCCGGACTTTGTAGACCGCCCCTTTCTTCGCCATCGAGGCTGTCGTAGCCTCGATACGGCCACGCAACCACTCTTCGGTGATGCCGTTGTAGCCGATCCAGTTGACATAAACCGAATCGACATCGATCAGTTTGGTGCCCTGCACTAAGGCCTGACCCAACTGTACGATCACATCGTCCGGTGTAAACCCTGTGGTTTCGACATCGGTGATGCCGTAGTTGACCGGCAACTCTCCGAACTGCCGGCGCATCGCCAACCACCACTCCCGCTCCAGGTCTGACAAGATCAACTCGTTTCTAGCTGGTCTTGGCCAGCAACTTGTCGGCAAAGGCTCCCGCCATATCCACCAGAGCCGCCACGCTCCGTGCCTGCGGTGGCTCACCACCCATCGGCGTAATGTCCTGCATCGCCGAATAGATCGCTCCGAGCATCACCTCGCCCAGCCTAGACATCAAGGCTGCGCGAATGCCTATAGGAATCTCCCGCAGCAATCCGGCCTCTTCGGCCGCCGTCTTGATGCAGTTCTGGTCCCCCTTGAACGACGAATTGAGGAACCGGGCCAAGGCCATGACCCCGTCAGCCAGATGCCGGCGGCACTCGTCTTCCGAGACACCCTCCATCAACATCCTGTAATACTCGTCCGGATGTGGCACCGTGTCGAAGTGTGAAGCCACCTTGCGCAGCAGCTCCGGACCGATGACGGAGATGTCACGCTCCGGATGATACCAACGCTTATCTCCACCGTCGGGTCTTGCCCCGATCGGTGTCGGTGCTCGCAGCACTGATTCGTCTAACATGCAACCCGCCCTTCATCTTGCTTAGGTTTTTGGGAATTTCACCGCCAAACCGGTTCCCGCCCAGGACTATACCAAGGCTCTCCCGCGGAGCCAACTCAGCAGCATCTGCGACCAGCCCTCCATCTCGTCTCGTCGGGACTCCAGCTCGCCGACAGTTCCCCAGCCTACTTCCGTCAACTCGTCTGATGGTGTCACTACCTTACCGACAGCCGATACTTCATAGACGACACCGAAGTGTACCGATGCGACCTCCGTATCATCGTGATTGATCATGGCCAGAGGTATCGCCGACGGAAGCTCTGGGGCAAAGTTTACCTCCTCCAGGACCTCCCGATGGGCGGCACACCGGACGACGTCCGACAAGCTGCCGACATCCCCTTGAGAGTCAGCAGGCAAATCCGAATAGTCCACGTGCCCACCGATCCCGATTGACACCTTTCCGTGCAACCTGGTTTCAGCGGTGCTCCCTGGACGACGGTAGAAGAAATATTCTGTTTCTCCCGTTTGTGCCCGCTCGCGGGCTAGCAGACAGTACGGTATCGGCTGCTTCCACGCCGGGTCCTTCTCGACAGTGTCCCGTTCCTTGAACGTCAGAGGCTGCCGCCTCAACCACTCCTCACCGGCCCAATAGCCGACTAATCCCGGCACCACCCCGTAAAATGGGACAACCTGCCCCCTGCTCACCACCAGAATTTTTCCCAAGACACACTCCTCAACCGCAACGAATTTCATTCCGACATAAAAATCCGGCCGTCCGGATACAAACGACACACCTAGCTCTGCTGTGCGTCCTCGATGCTGAAGCCAAGCCGGCGTAACTTTTCGACGAGTTCGTCGCGTTCCCGGCACCGGGCACCTTGCCACTCCGGAGGGCAGGCGGTAAGTAGCCGATTCATGGTGACCGTAGCGATGTTCGGCAGCTTTCGGACAACCTCGATGTCCAAGGCACTCAGTCGCATCGCCTTCAGCTCGTAGTGCTCAAACGCTTGGTAAGAGCACGGAAACAGATGCTTGATGATCTTTTCCCCGAACGTCGTGGCATACTCCCGGATCTCTTTCTGGGCGTGGGAATCCATCCGCAGCCCGAGGAAATGGAAGATGTTTCGCAGATCTGCCGTCCACCACAACTTGGTGTAAGTCGACAAAGGGAGGTCCTTTCTCGCCTGTTCTTTCGCGACCCCCAGCTGCAGCCTGCGGTCGTAGACCTGCCGAGCTTTCTGCTGCAGCTCACGCTCTTCCAGGGACAACAGCTTACCAGGCGTAGAAATGTCCTCGTTGCAGGTCATCGTGAAACTGCCGTCAGGTGATGCCACGCGGTTCTGTTCCGAGTCGTAGGTCCAACCTTCCGGCCAAGCGGTCAGCGATCCTCCGCTGCCTTGCCGGTTGGTTGTCGATTGCGTCCTCCAAGCGTCTTCCGGAGTCGTATCGGCGACATCGATCGCCGGACTGTACCGTGTCGAATACTCGTTGATGGACGCCATGCGATGCCTTACAAATTGTCTGTGCGCGTCCATAGGAATCATCACTTCGATCGCGACTTGGGCGAACTCTGACGGAGTTCCATGCCGGTGGCGCATCAAATATCGCATCAGGATTTCGTCGGCCTCTGCTCCCTTGGGTTGCAGGTCGCTGGTTGTTCGGGCGGCCTGCAGAACAGCTGCGTCCCCACCCATCGCATCCTGCAGCATAATGTACCCGGCAGACAGCAGTGGGAACTTTACCCCCACCAGCTCTTCCACCCGCTGCCTGAACTCCGCCCGTGTCAGTACTTTCTCAAAAGCCATATCACACTTTCTTCATTGCTTCCCGGCGATGACAGACATAACACATGCCCATCCCACACTCCGGGTCAAACCACGATTTCGTACCACAAACCACACAATCGCCAGAGATATACGTGTCCCTGTGAACACCACCGAGGCATTCCACGTAGCCCACCGGGCAGGCATGACATTCGTGCCGGTATCGCCTCGGGCAGTCGACACCCTGCCGGAAACGCAACTTCAAAATTGCCAGATTGTAGTCCTGTAGACTCGCCGGACACCGGACTTCGAAGAAGCCTGGTCGACCGTTACGGGCGAACTCCGGTTCCAGTTTCCCGTACAGACGCAGCCCCGTCATCTCCTCTGATCGCTGCATAGAGCGTCCGCCGCGGCCGTTGGTAAAACCCAGCTCACGGCCTATGACAGACAAGGCCCGCCTGACAAACAGCTTTGTCACCAACATCGGACAGGCTGACCCAGCCAGCACACGGAACTGCACCGAGCATTGCGGCTCTCCTCGAAACTCGGCGGCAGGAAACACCCGCATGACCTGCATCGGAACCCACTCAACAGTTCCTGGGTATACCCAAGCCAGAACAGGCTTATTCTTTTTCAGCTTGTCGGTGTTTCCAGCAAGCCTCCAAGCCAAGTCATGCAGAAACTGCAATTCCAGTTTGACACCGACATGCTGTCGCAGCGTCTCGAACAACGCCGGCGTTGGTAACGAAGGTTGCAGTTTCTGGATATCCTCCAGCACCGCTGCCAAAGTGCCGGCGTCCAGCTCCAGTCCGGCGTATTTGAACTTAAACTCGTGATACAGCTTATCACGGACCTTCAGGATCGTTCCGAGCGAATACCTCGGCAGACTGGCGTTCATGATTCCAAGATCAACAATAGCCCCAGATACTCGCCAATCGGATCTTTTCCGGAGGCCACGATATTTAACTCCAGGATCTTGGAGTCCTTCGGAATGGCGTGACCCGCCTGTAACAACTGCTCGGCAATGAACAACCTCTCGTAAACCGGATCGTTACATACCAGCTTCAGTATCGGGACCCTTGCAGCATCCCCTGCGATCGAGCAAAGTGCCCACTGGTACCTGCCGTCTGCCCATGTCAACGCATACGGCGATCCGGTACTACCAATCTTCAAGGCGACGCTGTTGTGTCCCTCCGCGACCAGCTTGTCATGGTCGATCAAATGGATTTTTCTGTTCACAATTCCCTTTCTTGCAGTAGCCAACTATGCCGACCACCCTGTACCCAGCGGAGGTTCGGATAAGCCCCGCCGCTTGGACGCACTTTCCCGCCCGTCCGCGTCCGCATTGATATGCACACCCGTTCGGAAATGTTTCTGAGTCAGCCCCAGCTGCTTTAGACACACCCCCAACATCACGTCCCCGCCATTGTGCGACAAGGCCGGCCATGGCCACCCTGTTTCAGCCAACACCGTTCGACGAGCCGCCCACCAACCGCCTGTGATAAATGAAGGCTGGTCTTCGACCGGCTGGCCTCTATACCACGGCTGCTGCTCAATCCATTGCCGCTGCCCGTTCCTCCAGGCTCTCAACCTGTACATACTTCCAATCATATCGGCAGACTGCAGCTCGTTTGCCACAGTTGACAGCCAGGTTCCCGGCTCCTTGGTCACCTCCGGGTCCAAATACGAGTCGTCGTCAAACCACATGACGACAGTTCCAACAGGCCCTACGTCAAGCAATTCCCGCATACGCCTGTACTTAGGTGTGTTGGGGCCGTCGATCAACGTAAACCGCTCCTGCCATCGCTCGTGAAGTGGCTCCAAGAGCTGCCATGTCGCCTCACACGTGACACTGTTGAAGGCTATTCGGAGCTCGCACCGCTCCGTCGGTAGATTATGAAGCGACTGCAGACAGCGGCGATGAAGGTAGTGATACTCATCGCCGCCGTACAGCAGTGCACAAACCGTAAACTCCGGCAGGCCATCCATGGCTCATTATCCGATTAGAGCGTACCGCCGCGACTCAGGCGGCTTCCCCGGCCTCGTCTCCGGGCTCTGCGTCCTGCAGGATACCCTTCTTCTTCAGAACAGTGTCCGTACGCTTCAAGGCCTTCTTGGCCAGTTCGAGCTGCTTCTTGCAGGCGTCAACAGCTGCTGCGCCGGCATCCACCAGCTTCAGCAGATTTGCCCGGGTCTTCAGTGTCACCGAGTCTGGTGGTGACTCCGAGAACTGCTCGAACATCGGCTCCCAAACTTGGGTTGCCCGACGCACCATTTCCGACAAAGTCGATGAAGCATTCAGTGCTCCGTCGTCCATGTTCTTCGGCATGGCCATCGGCCGTCCCGCGTTCGGGTTCTTGTTCCCGGTCTCTTCGACCAAGTAGGCATGTAGTTCCTTCGGACTCCAGTGGTTGACCAGGGCCAACCGCTGCCACTTGGCTCGCTCCTTCTTGTCTGCAACCGTCAGCAGGACAAACACGTGACTGAGGTTCAGCTTGCGGCCGAACTTCGTTTCCGCCTGCTTGAGCTGCTCGTACTCCTTGTCGGTGTACTTCTCGACAAACGCCAGCCGTTTGTACAGCATATCCGGGTTTTCGCCCAAGGCTTCCGCCAAGGCAACAACCGACCCCTTGTTGAAATGTTCGGTGTCTCGCGTCAGATCTTGAATCAGCCGCCCTTGGGCTCGGGCGATATCCAAGACGTTCTGGATCGCTTCCCCTTCGAGTTCACACCATTGCTTGTACGTCGGCACCAACTCTTTCGGGAGATTATCCCGAGCCTCGATCAATTTCGTGTTTGGCTGTAGTGTCGCCAATGCCGTTACCGTCATGTCTCGCCTTTCTATCACCGTAGAAATACCTGGAAAGCCACGCTCTCCAGTAGTTCGCGTAGCCGCTGCGACCGCCCGCTGGCGTATCCAATCAGCGACTTAAACAGATCCAATTCTGTCCTTTCGAGTATTTCCGAGACGTGTGGTGCCCGGCCCAGCTCAGTCCTGGGCAGGAACAGGCTTCCCACAGTCGCCTCGGCAATCTCCGCAGGTACGTTAGCCATTCTCAACGTCTGAATCCACCGTCTGCGCTCCTGCGCAAGATACATTTCGTCAGGTTCATCGAACAGCATGGTATCCGCCAGCTCGGCGAGACTGTCTGCAATGTCCAGCGGATCTGGCCTAAGGACTCCGACCAGCAGCTGCCGCAGCTTGATCGTAAACCGAGACCCTGTCCGCCGCTGCCGCTGCCGGAATCGAGACGGAGCCTGCAGACAGGCGCTGCCGTCTGTCATCCTCTGGTACAACAGATAGGCGCGAATCGCGTCATCACCGGCCTCGTCGATGCAGAACGCGTAACCCTGCCGATAGGGTCCGTCCACCGTGGCGATATCTTCAGACTTCAAGTACCGCAGAAATAACCGGCGGCCAACCAAGCTGGCTCCGGCAAATTCCACGTCATCGGCGGCATCGCAAATGATGCTCTCCACCAGTTCCATGAAGCTCGACGCTTCAAGGTAGTGGGTTTTCGGTCCAAGAAACCCGTCTATTCGGCGAGCCTTGGCATCGACCACCATCTGGTAATTGGACAGCAGCGGTCCAAACCGTAGAGCGGCCACTTCATTGAAAATGTTGCAAGCCGAAGTACGGCTAAAAAACTCTGCCGAAGTGTCAGTGGGTCGAGCGTCTCCAGCGATGTTCTGGACAACCTTCGACAATCCGGGGGCCAGCAGCTTGCAGACGCGTGTAAACGCATAGGATGAGTACCGCAGCCCGGAGGCTGTGGCCAATGTTCTCGGCTCAAGCCGGACGGACCTTATCGACTCCGGTGACGTAACCTGTGTGTTTCCATTCATTCTGGCTAGTTCTTCCGCCAGGTTCTCTCGCCCGGCTTTCCCTTCCGGGAAGTCCCAGACGTTCGGCATGTCACACAAGGTTACTGCAGCCATAAGTCAACCACCAATCCGCGGATTATAACAAAACCTCCGCGACGGTTCTCATTCCTGCGGCATCGTAGCCGCAACACCTGCAATCAGAGAGTCCAGAGACTCCAAGTAATAGACCCTGGGCGGGTTGAATTTACCAGTGACCATGGTGAACTTACCGAATCCTTTTCGACGATCCAGCGTTTCCTCCAGATGCGTCCAGTTGTGTAACACAGCCTCCGTCGCATGAGGCCACGGCATCACCATGCCAATACAAGACTTGGTTTCATCCCACCCGAGATGCTCGATCTCTTCGAGATAGCATCGAAACATGTGCAACGAAAACAGGTCGCCGCATAACAGCTGGTTCACCCCCACCTCCGCCAAGTAGGGCACATTCTTCGTGAACAGCTTTAACGGGAAATCCGGCAGGGCTTTTTTGAGCAACCCTAGATGGATGGGAGACTTGTCGTCAGCCGCCCGCTTGAGCTCAGGAATTGAAATCCGCGGGGCCAGCTTACTCAAGATCCTGCATGTCACAACTGACTCGTGCCGGATACGGGATGCCTCGACTTCAGCCGCATCCAACCTGCTGACAATCTCGTCTCGTCGGGACATTTTGAATTTCCGGAAATTGAACTCAGCTGTCTTCGGCGTCGTCCAAGTTACTGAGACGACACCCACGAGGATACGGGGCTGGCTGCGGAACATCGAGAATAGGAATCTCTCCTCGCCACAGCTTCCCGAGGTCGCCATTTACTGGCAATATCGGCCGGCGTTCGATAGCCAGTAGCTTATACAGCTCCGGCAGCAGGTGCGGGTGGTCGTACTCCAGGATCTCTCCGGCCTCGCTGTAAGACACCGGCGACGACTCCGGAATGCCGAGAGCTCTGGACCACACCGTCTGGGCCTTGCACTTGTGCAAATCCACGATCTTGGAGAGGTTTTTGAACAGCGTCTTCTTCCCGTCTGTGACGTCGAACGTCAGCAGCAAATCGATCGTGCTGGCGTGCCAGTCCCAGAGGAATAGTTGTTCCAGCTCACCGGTAACAGGGTTCGGCTGGTAACCCCACCTTGCCCTTGCCACGATCTTCCTGTGGGTCGGACCCAGGGAGTTTTTTGAGCACGACATGGCAATGTTCATACCGCCGCTGTTGTCCGCACCCTCTTTGAGATTCGATAGCCGTTTCATCTCGATGGCCACGGTCTTGGCGAATCCGATCTCTGCCCCACCCTTGTGGGTGATCTTGGTCACCCCGGGCATCCGGTCGACCTGCACTTCATTACTGTGCTGAATCAGCAGACACAAGTACGGAGCTCGTCCGATACGCCCGGTAATGTGTGTGACCCAGTCGCTGTTCAACAAAGCCATAGACGCGTAACCGCGAGCCCCGGCACCACCCTTTTCCTTCAGAAACTTTTCCCGCTCCTCCTGCGGCTTAGCGGCAGCCACTGAGTCGACAATGCCCACACCAAGCACGTCCATCACACCATCTTTACCGGGTGTTAACCCGTCCACGTCCATCGACACGGCTCCCTGCCATTGCTGCTGAGATTCGCAATCGACTCGGCTGATGTACTTCAGCAGCTCCGGATCTTGCCGGTAGATCGCCCTGCGTAAGCCTGGCGAGTCCTTCTGCTCGACATCGTAATATCGGGCGTACCCACCGTATGTCACGATCCAGCGGGAGATCTCGAACGCCATGGCTGTCTTGCAGCTACCAAACAAGCCAGCCACGGTCAGTACCCGGCTGAGAGGCATCGCCTCGTTGTGGAACAGCCATCGCAGACAGAGACTTGGCAGGGCAATGCCTCCGCAACGGAGCTCCGCTTGCTCTTGGTTCAGTATCGCGTCACCCCCAAACAGATGATTGATCTGCCGGTTAGCCGCGGCCTGCAGTGCGTCTCTACGGGCGCTGCGTCCTTCCGGCCCTCCGTGGGCTTGGGCTTTCATGCCGGCCGTCTTCGGAGAAACGGCCTTTTTCTTAGCCATTCTCGTTTTTCCCTTCTAAACTCGAAAACCGTAGTACGGACAAGAAAGCAGCCCCCGAGAACCTCGGGGGCTGCGGTTACAGGCTCAGACTACTGCCCGAGGAAACTACGTGCGGACGCCAAGGCGGCCGCATTCGGATCGTACGGTGCGGGCTGCTGCTGCATCGGAGGCTGCATCGGCTGCGGGGCGTACCCGGGCGGGTACTGACCGGGCTGCTGCTGTTGATAACCCCCTTGCTGCGGCGGCTGCTGCTGCTGCGGCTGCGGCTGCTGCTGCGGCTGCTGCGGCGCCGGAGCGTTAAACACAGACCCGGCCGCTTGGACAACCGGATCTTGCGGAACACGCCGCATCGCCGGATCGGCATTCACGTCTGTCCCGAGGCCCAAGTTAGCCCAAGGATTTACCCCTGGCTGCGGCGGAGCCGAAGGAGTCGGCTGTGCCACCGGTGCGGCTGTCCCGGCCAGCGGGGGAACACCAGGATACTGACCCTGTGCCGGAGGAGGCTGGTAGCCCTGTGGTGGGTACGGCCCCTGAGCCGGAGGCTGGTAGCCCTGTGGCACGTACTGGCCTTGAGCTGGGTACTGACCCTGCGGAGAGTACTGAACCGGAGGCTGGTACCCCTGCGGAGGATACTGTCCTTGCGGTGGGTACTGGGCCTGAGATCCGGCCATCGGCACAGAAACACGAGCCCGAACGATCTTGAGCACGTCGCCTGTCAACCAATCTGGATGGTCTTGGAATGCGTATTCGATCGCATTTCCAGGGAACACCCGCGTCAGCAACAGCACCTGCTCTTCGACACTCGGGAAGTGCAACAACTCTCGCCAAGTCTTGCTGCGGGCCCGCATCGCAGCCTCCGCACCAGAGGCTTTGACAAAGTTGGCCGGCCACTGCCCATACATCGGCTCGATTCGAATATCGTAGCCGATTTCCTTGTCCTTCGACCCTCCGCCGCTTCCGTTGCCGGTTGCGTCAAAAGAGATCGGACCCGACGGGGCCGCTTGGGCTTGAGCCAAAGCACCCCCAGCCTGACAGAATCGGATGAAGCGTCCGGTTTCATACGAAATCGGATCACCATACCGCATGTAGGTCTCCAAGTCGTTGGGGTTGGTCGCCGCTGGATTTACCTCGTTCAGCATGGCGACCAGCTTACGACCAGTCCCACCTTTCAGCTGCAGAATGTGCAACTTGTGATCGGCACCCATCCCCCGAGGCGGGTTGAGGTACTTCTCGTTTTTGCACTCCAGCAACAGACCCTGCATGAAGTGGTAGTTGTCCGGCCTGGCCAGCTGTGTTCCCTTGGGCGAACTCTTCAGCCAGTTGTGCCAAGACTGATCCAACGCCTGACTGGCCTTACAGGCCTGCTCGATAGCGTTGTACAGGACGTACGGCGGGCAATTCGACATGTCGAAGCCCTCGTCAGCCGCCGGGTCATACAGCAAGAACGTTGTGAAACCGTTGACACCCCCGCTGAAGGCCGGGTAGGCCACAAGCCACTGTCCAAACTGGTCCGGCTCCCAAGCCTCATGCCCCTCGCCGGCTTCCCGGTAAGGAGAGAATGTGCCATCCTCGTGCCTGACTGGCAACGGACGGAACGTGGTGATTGTGTTGCCCCAGCTGGGACGCCACAGAGACGCTGCGACACCAGGCTTCAGCAGTTTGCTGTCGCCAGAATTGAAATTTGTGGCTCCGTGATCTGCGAAACGGTAGCCACGCCGCGGTGCGGGTGCGTTCATCGACTTCCTATCTTCAAAAAACTTCGGAAACTCTTACCGCGACGACATTGCCGCGATAATCAGATTGTCACAATCGCAAGCACTAAACGCAAGCGACCTGACCCACTTCCGTAACACCTACGCGACAGCCAGTTTGTGCAGCAAATCTATAACTGTGCCATCATTTTTCGGATCTTCCAGCAGCTGCGTAATCTTCGGATGGTCTGCACCCATCTTGGCTTCACAGACATCATCGATCGACTCACCGGCTCTGTAACCGATCTCGCGACTACCCTGCAGGTGGTACGGTTCCAGCAGTGGCAGCCGGTGCCCATCAAAATCGCAGGGCCAGATATCGACCCCGTTGAACATACACTCCGGGAATACGGTCCGGTAAACCTCTGGAACATGTTCGTACGGAACCGCCAACCGGATGGCGTCGTGGATCTGCAGCGAGAACTTGAACAGGTTCGGGTTTCCCCGTCGTTCCCGGTACTCGTACATATTTCCAAGTGCTGTCCAGACAGAGTCGGCAACTAGGTTCTGAATTCGAAAATTCTTCGCTTGGCGTTCCTGATCTGACCGCACTTTTTCGTCGTCGGTCCATGGAAACCGCCTGCGGCGTCCAAACACACCACACAGGTGCCCGGGCTCGTACACCCGTTTCACACACTCGTCCAGCTGCTCCTTGACCGCTGGATACCGCTCAAAATAGTAATCGATGATCGCCTGAGCTTCTGCCTCGGTACATGGTGTCCCTTCCGCCAGGCAGGCCATCGCAATCGCTTGGGCACTGATCCCGTACGGAGTTCCGAACACTACACCCTTGGCAGCGGTACGCAAGGACGACTTGTTGAGCTTCTTCAAGGCTTTCTTCGTAGGCTCACACTGCAGCTTGAACGCACGAACCGCCATCATCGAATGGATGTCTTGGTACTCCGGATGATTTTCCGGAAGCAGATTTCGCCGTACGTCGTCCATCCCCTGCGGGTCCTGAGACAACCACATGATCCCGGCAATTTCCGCACCGGTATAATCCGACTCCATGAACACGTGACCGGCCGGAGGGATGAATATCGACTTCACCGACACCGTGTACAACGGCTCAGGGAACAGCCGGATGTAGCTACCGCGGTGAACAGGCCCTTCGCTTGACTCTTCCAAGTAGCCCATGATTAACCGGTAGTTGTCTTCACGCCGCGAACTGATCGCCTGCAGGTTCGGCTTCGACATCGAGCCGCGGCCTGTTTCCTTATCCTGCCGCTGTCGCCCATGCACACGGCCGTCGGAACTCAAATAGGACAGAAGTCCCTTTTCGTAGACGAACTCCCCGTCTTCGTCGACTTGGTAATCCCCGGTGTTCTTATCGATGTCTGGTCGTCGCAACGTTGTGGTCAACATCTGTCCTAAGAAGCGAGTGTCTCGCAACTGTGAGGCCACAAGGCTCCGTTCGGACAGGATTCCCAGCACCGTCTTGTCTGTCGACGGTGAAAACGAATCTTCCAGTCCGTCAGCTTCGATACGCGACCAGAGTTTCTTTCTCTTACCTGTCGTCAGCACAGGTTTCAGGTTCTGACTGACAGCCCCTTCCGGCAGCAGATATATCCATTGCTGCTCGGCAAATGACCCGTTCGGCGGGTTCTCCTTGTGGTACTTGTTGATCTTGGTGTTTGCCGCTTTCCACTGCTGGAAAACCTTTTTCATTTCCTTCGGCACGTAGTCCTTGTGTGGCTTACCGACATCGTCCGGCATGTAAGGCATCAACTGGGCTTCCAGTTCTTGCCGTTCTGCGTCAAACGGTGTCGGCCGCATGGCCAGGATTCTTTTGGCCCCTTCGGCAGGCGTCTCACCGTCCAGCAGCCGAAACGACGGATAACCAGGTGGTGCCATTTTCTTGGCGAACTTGTCTCCAAACAGCATCGCCCGACACTGACTATCGGACGCCGGGTTGAACGTAGGCCAATTCAGCTGCACCCGCAGGTCCGCAATTAGCTGATTCCTGACAAAGGTGAACTTGGTGGCCAACTCGGCGATGCGGACAGGATCTGGTACTACCCCCTCCATCTCCATCTCTAGGACCGCCAATGATGCCCTATGATTCCTCCAGTACGGCTCGCGGCAGTCGTGTCCGTTGCTGTCCTTCTCGACGATCTTCGAGAGCGTGTCGCATATTCTCCATGTCACGTCGGCGTCGTAACAGTTCGAGACAAACCCCGCCTTTGTCAGAAAATTTCCGGCCCCTTCTACTGTTAAACAGTACCGCACCCCGAGTCCCCGCCGAACCTGGGCTGCCTGGTCTAAGGCTACGACTTCCAGCACTTCCTCGCAGAAGTAGTCCGCTCCGTGCCGGATTTCGTAAGGCTTCCGGCTGGGCTTCAACATCTTATAGCTCATCGCCGGATGACCATACCGTTCCACTAGGTTTTGCAACCCTTGGAAGGCGGCACCGACAAACTGTATAAACCGTCCCGGTGTATTGTAGGTCACGCCTGGTCCGAGCCGTGCCGACAGCCAGTCCAAAACCAGCACCTGCTCCTCGGCGTCTATTACCGCCGCGATTCTCGCACTCGGCGACTGTCGCTCGCACCCGACGAGGGTTCCGTCATCTTGGTACCATACCGCCAGCCCGATATCACCCAGGTTGGCTAACACCTCCTTCGTGATCCGTAGTTTCCGGTGCCCGTGCTCGGCCTCCGGCTTGGTTGGGAATCTGTCCGCCAAGTATCTGAAATACTTCCCATACGGAGTTTCGTACCGACGCTGCCGGCTCCTGACCCTAAGCTTCGGCTTGTGTGTCGAAAAACATGCGGCCTTCCAGTCCGCATATTCCGCCACGGCGTTACGTTGTCCGAACCCGAATCCAACAGACTTGCCGTTCTGGTGCTGCAGCCCTCCGTCTCCTAGCAAGCAGGCCAGGAAAACACTCAGCTGATCGCTAGAAAACTCAAGCTCGTCTGTTCGAATACGGTCTCCAGGCTGGAGCCGGTCGATCCGGCACTTGCCCCGTTGCGTCAAAATCTTGTGATCCGGAGTGAACACCGGACCCATTAAACCGTGCCGGCCCTGTGGCGTAGTTGCAGTACGTAACCGTACCCAATTTTTTTGCCCGACGTCGTTCCTGTGCCAGCCGACAACTGAGGCGTCGATAACGTCGCCGCAGGGCCCGTAGGCCTTTACTTGGCCGCCGTACTTCTCTTTAACCAACACGTCTATGGCCCGCCACGAGCCGTCAGACAATTGCACCAAGCTGCCTTTCTGCAGGCAGGCGTAGCTGTAGAACTCGGGTTCGTCCCAGTCTCCAAACCCTTCGAGCTCGTCCTCCTCCAGTCCGTTCTTTAGACAATAGGCTTTCTTCCAGCGTTCCAACTTCACTTCATACGGCGGGGCCGTGGTGTACTTCGACCGTAATGCTTCCAGGCCGAACGGACCGGTCTCATTGACGGCGTGCTCCATCAAGTTGGTTTCCCAGCCTGATCCCGGCTTGAACACGTCTGCCGGAGCCGGTCCCGGCTTGTAATACGGCCGCAGATCAATGCCGGCCTTCAGCAGGAACCACGGAGTATCCGACCGAAGAAAGTGCCCGCCGATCCGGGCTCCCGGCTGCGTAACTAACCGGGAAATCTGCCGGTATGCCGCCTCCGGACTCGGAGTAAAGGCAGGCTGACCGCCCGGGTGGGTCAACTTGACACAGACCGCAAACTTGGCTTTGTGGCTGAACTGGATGGTTCGCAAGTACGAACCCGGGTCCCACGGGTTTCGACCATGCCACTCGGCATCAAGGGCTCTGACCAGGGACGATGGATTTGGATCAGCCAGAATCTCGTCGACAATCTGTGCCAGCTCTGCCTCGTTGTCGACGACACGGTGGTCCACGTCTGTCTCGTCTCCTCCGATGTCGTCGCCGCACAGCAGTCGCCAGAACAGTGCTAATCCGCTGTTCAGTTCTCCCGCCATCTCGGGTTTGTTGTAGACCTGAGCAGGATGCAGGACGGCCATGACTTGGGCTGTGCCAAACTCATTCTCGCCGATCTGGTAGGTGAACTGCTCGACTCGGCCTCGCATGGCCTTCAGCGTCAGTCCTGTCAGCTCACGACAGGTGTCCGCCCCGAGACACAGGATGTACTTGGGCCGGACCAGTCTGAGTTCTTGGTGCAGTAGCGGAGCACAGTCCTCGATCAGCGTTGTAGACATCTTGGAGGCATTCTGATCGGGCGGTCGAAACCGTACGAGATTTGTCAGATACCAAGATTCTCTGGCAGTCTCGTCGATTCCGAGCTGTCCGCAGGTTCTCCAGAACAACTCGCTGGTAGGACCTTGAAAATTCAATCCCTGCTCTTCTTCTTCGGCCCCCGGGTGTTTCCCGATAACCATCACAGGGCACGGGTGGATCTCCCCGGGTGTCCAGTTATACCTGTGTCCCCGCAGAAACTTACAGGACACGTTTTTGTTACCCACCGGTATCGGTAAGGCAAAATCGTCGCTGTACAAGGCTTGAAAATGGAGCAGGGATAGCAGCGGACCCGGCTTCACCAAACGCCGGCTTCTCCCGACCCCATCGTACGTCGACACGTCTCCCAGCTGCTCGGCGTGTGCCGCAAAATGCGGGCCTGGTAAAGGCATTCCTGCGGACTCCAGGGGGTAGAACGGAGCCCCGGGCACATCTAAAACGCCTGTCGTCAACAACTGCCGGTAGACCGTCTCATCCAATGGATACAAGCAACACCTCCAATTTCCAGAAATTGACCCGACTCGCCCCTACCCCCGGTTATCACGACTCCGGGTAGTCTGTTCAGTGTCACTGGCCCCACTGTTGGGCCATCGCCGCAGCAATCCCACGATAGGTCAAAGACCGTATCGCTCCACGGTCTTTTGTTGGAGGCAGCTTATTTTGACCACTGTCGGTCTGATTTGACCACCGCTCCACGAGTTTTCCTGTTCGCGGATCTTTGACAATCCGCCCTTGAATTCTCTTGGTCGGCTGCAAACAGGGCACCCCGTTTAACCACAGGGCGGTGCCCTTACTGGCGTCTTCTCCGAAATCATACGGCTGCACGATCTGGTCTGGAGGCCTCCATTCCGTGGATAACACCCCCGTCGGGTTCTCGATCACCGTTTTCGGTATGCCGCAGTCCCCGGAGTCTGTAGACAAACTCCAGTGCCTGCTCCCTTGCCTCCCGTCTGACAGACCCGGTCAGTGTCCCAGGCTTCACCTTTTGGTGATAACCCACTCCGGGATACCGCTCGAAGTCCGGGTCCTTGTAGGCCCACTCCGCTGAACACGTCAGATACGTACACGTCGGGTGGAATATCCCCAAATCCCAATCCCGGTCCAATACCGTCAAGACGTCAACTTGCAAATGCTGCCCTCCTGTGGGGCAGGGCAGCAGATCGCAAGACCACGCGTCGTGCCCGAGTTTTGCAAACTCGTCTCGAACACGACCTGAACATTCACAACCCACTAGAACTCGCATCGGCGTTCACTCTGTGTCCCGCAATGCCCGGCGGATAATGGACTGGCCCGGTGTGGTCTGTTTCAGACTGTTGACCGGCTCGTTCCACCCCCGTTCGACCAAAGCCTTGGTTATCAAACTCCACAACGCGTCCGGCTGATAATCGTCCGGTTTAACACCGTCCGGCATCCGGATAATGATTGAATGGTTTGGGGCGCATGCCTGCAGCATGCGTACCGCTTGAGCTGCTTTGTCTCGCCCCGACTGCGGGTTAACCCGCCAGGTATCGCCGTCTAGCAGACTCACCACAAATCCCTCGCGGGACAACTCCGACAACAGCTCCGCTTGCGGACTACTGATACTCGACCCGAAACACGATACGAATTGAGGTCCGAAAGTCCACGTCGTTGTCACACCCTCGACCAAGCAGACAATCTTGTATTTCTTGGCTGCGTCGAAGTTGTACAGGTATTCAGACTTTGAAAACTGATTGGAATTGTAGTACTTCTGGACCCTGAACCGTTTCCAGTCCAAATCACCAACGTACCGGCCCTGCCAGCCCACGCAGATCCCGTTCGAATACACAGGTATAACAATCCGACCCTGCATCGCCGGATACTGTTCTGCCGCCTCTTCGCAATAGCCGACAGAGTACTTGTCCGACAGCTCACGAATGTTGTACCCACGAATCCCCAGGTACTGGACAGCTGGGTGTGTCAAAGGCAGGTCGCCGATCGGAATCACGGCCCCCGGTGGATCGACAGCTCCCGCCACTCTGGTGGACTGTTTTACACCTTTTCTGATATTCGACACGCACCGGATCTGGTGTGGCATCGCCCCGTAAATCTCGTAGTCGAGCTGGGCCGTTCTCCCGGGGTTTCTCTGGTAGCAATACTCATTGTTGCAATGCAACAAGTTTTTGTGGCGGCTCTTGGCCTCCGGGTCCCACATCCCCCACAGATAACTCACCCAAAGCCTGCGTCTCGTGTCGCCGCACCATGGGCAATTAACCCGGTAGTACTCGCCGCCTCTGTACTTTACTTGGGGGCCAGACAGCGTTAATTCCGGGTACGGAACAGCCTCGATGCCAGCGTTGGCTACTTGCACGTCTCCGAACCGTTGCAACAGCCGTCCGTACAACAGCTCGTTTAACGGTCGACCTATCATTTTTACCCCCTCTCACATCACTTGGAGGTTAAAGAGTCACAACCACAGCAGGCTGCTGCAACACCGCCGCCAGAGAACCTTCACTGGCTTCCGTGTCATACTGTTCATCGTCTCCCGACTGCACTTGATTGAGGTGGCTGGCCAACTCGATCCGTCGCCGGTTGTAGTTGATGGCGAACTTCTTGCCGCCGTCTTCCATGCGAGCCATGGCCCCGTTGATATAGAGGATCTTCGGCTCCGGTAGTCCGGCCGACCGCCGGGTTTTGCTGAAGTTCAGCAGAGTACAGCTGCTGCCTTTGTCCTTGGTGCCTAGGCAGGCGCAGTAAGTCAGGGGTGCCGCGAACGCCGAACTCTCAGCAGCCTGCGTATGACTTGTCACACGCGTTGGATCTCCCTTATTCCCTTCATTGTTCAACTGGTGGAGCAGCCACACCGGTGTGTTGAATTTACCGGCCACGATCAGCCGGCAACGATCCACATAGCTGGCAACCGCATGTCGCTTATGCTTGGTCTCGTCCAAGCTCTCTTTGGCCAGCCAGCGATTCACCGCCAACAGGACATAATCTATGATCACATTGGCAACCCCGGGGTTACCACGTCGCTGCTGATCCAGTTCGATCAGTGCGGCCACTTCCTCGATAAACCCGTCACCGGTACGGCTCTCCCGTGTGACCCCTGACAGATCGATAATCTGGATGATGTCCCGAAGTAGGGTTTGCTGCCCCATCAGTCTCTCATACTCGCCTGCCTGTACGGTACTTTGAGCATCAGTACCGAACCTGTCGGCATGGATCGCCCGTTCGTAAGGTTGGTAGTCACCTCTCAGACATGATGACAACTGCTCTGCGGGCTTGGATACCTCTGCCAAACGTCGCGTCAGAATGCTGGCGGCATTAGCCCGCAGCAAAATCTGGATATCAGACAGCGGCTGCTCGTATGTCACCACATACACAATCTTGAACGGCGTTAGCGGCTGTCCGGCAGATTTTTGAGCGTCCCTTTTCGCCAGTTGAACCCGGCCACTGCCGACAGCCAATGTCACAGCCATAGTCGTCTTACCGACACCCATCGGACCCAACAGCCCGTTGACGTCACCCGGCGCTGCCCCGCCTTCCATGAAGACATCGAAGAACGGGACTCCCGTGCTTTCAACAAACCTCTGGACAGACTGCTCTGTCCAGTTGTCGGGCAGTGCAGACTGCACCGGGAACTTGTCGACCTGCAGGATGTGCTGGTATCTCGCCGAAGCCTCAGCCAGCAACTCCGGCAGTTCTGGTGTGTTTCCATTGGCCAGCGACGCAGCCAGCGGAGCGTACACGTAACGTTCCCGGAGAAACTGCCTCACGTACTCGCGAGTTATGCCGATCTCCAGCTCGGCCACCTTGACCCCATAGAACGCATAGACAAGGAGCCCAGGCCGCTCCCCCTCTGCCAGCAGTTCGAACAGGAGTTGCTCCGGAAATCCGGTAAGCTCTGAGGCGGTCTTCATGACCGTATCCGCGATGCTGGAGAATGTCAGAGACCCGTACCGGTTGAACACATCCAGAGCGGACTTCCAAAGCAGCGCGTAGTGCTGCTCGTCTGGCAACTGGAAATGCTCAACACGGAGTAACCCGGCGGCCTCTTGGAACGCCGCCGGAGTGCGCAGCAACCGCACCAGCATCGCTTCAATCATGGCGGATGTGAACTGCGTCATTTGTGTCCCTTGTGGTTACGGTAGGCATACAGTTGTTCCATAGTGGCCTCCCTCAGTTTCTGTGGGATTTTGCTACCCCACAACCTGTCGTACAAATCCCTTTTCAGCAGGTATTCCGTCACGGCCGCTGGAAGCAGCTTATCGGCCAGATCGCTTATCCCGGTCTGCACGGCCAGGCAGTACCGGAACAGGATCGTCAGCACCGATCTTCGGTCGGCTACCAGCTCCCGGTAAATCTGGGTCTGGCTCTGGTAAGCCGGATTCCGTGTCAACGTAGAAAACTGCGTGTTGGCGTAGTCCGACTGCATCCGCAGCGACGCTGCCAGCACTTCTTCAGAGCTCGGCGAGTTGTAATACTTGGCGAGGTTCGCCTGAGATAACGCGCCGCGAGGCTCCGGAGGTCGGACACCCGGCCATGACTCCAGAAACAAATCGATCAGCCTGAGCGGGTCTATTCCGCTAGCCGACAAGGCCGCAAACTCCGGCCAGATCGGATTGTGTCGACGCCCATGGGATGTCGTTCCCCCATCCCAACTTTTCCGGAAAGCCGCCACCTCGGCTAACGCATCCGAATCTGTTCCATTACGGGCGTTGAGCATATTGGACACCGAATTGACCCAATACTCCCGGATTTGCAGCTCCCACGGAGTCGGCTCCGGTATTACTTGGGCCTTGTTTGCCAACGCCCGTCGGAGCTTCGGATTGTTACTCATTCCTGGGACCCCTTTACAGTCGTACTGGCTGCCGCACCTGCGTCCAGCCCTTTTTCTTATACCTACGAAATCGGGCTGCGGACTTCGCAGCAAACCTCTTATCGAAGTAATCCCAACAGTCGTACACGATCCCGATCGCCTTCCCAGACGCCTCGTGAGTTCGCACCACCCGGCCTGGGGCTTGATCGTCCGCTGTCTCACTATCTCCAGCGGCACCACGGATCAGAACCGCTAGCTGCTCGAAGGAGACCCCCGTACTCCACACGTCGGTCGCGATCACGTGCCGCAGTGTCCCCTCTTCAAACTCTTGCCGCATCCGCTCGCGGTCGGCCGGCTTTAACGCTTTGTACCCTTCAGGGAGCGTCCCTTCGGCTACAAACTCGTCAAATCGGGCGTCTTCTGAATTACCGTAGCACAATGAGTAACCAGGAAGCAGCTGATGCAGCCGTACGGCATGCTCGATGGTGTCCACCAAGATCAATACCTGTTCATCGCCGTGTGCCAAGGCAGCATTGGCGATGATGGTGTTGCGGACGGTGTTGTTCCACAAACCGTGCTTCTTGACGTAGGTGTCATTGCTGTAACCGGCCGCCGGATTGATGTCCAGCTGCACATTGAGCCACCGGACCTCGACCGGCACCACCAGCCCGTTGGCTGTCCCCTCTTGCCAGCTCAGGTAGAAAATTTGAGGCCCGAACATGTACTCCAGCCGAATACTGGTCCCGTCCTTACGCCCGTACGGCGTCGCGGTGAATGCGAAATTGCGAGAGTACACGAACGTCCTGAGAATCATCTCAGCGTCGGTGTCCGTGCATAACTCATGCGCCTCGTCGGCAAACATGAAATCGACGTCCGGATCGGCGTGCCGCAGCGATTTTGACACGTACACGGTAACCCGGCCGTACTTTCGCTTGCCGTCCCCGACGAACCCCACTTGCGGAATAACACGGGTCAGACGCCTGAAAATGGTTTGAGCCACATCCCTGCGTCTGGTAACGACAGCAAACTTGGCTGTCGGAAACAGGACGGCCAACCGACACAGCATCTCCGTCTTACCAAAAGCCGGAATGGCGTTGATCACACCGCCGAGAGCTTGGGCCACTATGCCAACACACTCCCTTTGTCTGTACCGCCAGACGGTAAATCTGGCGTCGAGCCGCTCCCAATCGGGTACGTAGGCTTTAGGTCTAGTCTTGGCCGGAGACAGGTCTTGATGGGTCAGGCTGTAACCACAACCCGCCGCGATTTGTGCCAATCTCGGCAGCATCCCCAACGATGTCTGTAACTCGCCTGTCGGCAACTTGTCGTATAGCCGTCGCGGTGTTATCTCCACATGCCGTCGTGTCCCGTCGGCCTGCAGCTGCTCCACGCCCCGCAGATGTTCAACATGATTGTACACCAGTGGTTTTGTCAGCATATCCCACAGATACTGCGGAATAGGCGACCCGTCGGCCATGCCGATAGCGATGAATATGCCGTGCCTGCGCACCAGCAGTTGCGGACCGCTCATGGCGACACCGCAACATTTAGCGTTTTTGCGTAGCTTGCGGATTGAAATCCGGACGGTACGCGAGTAGATTTACGAAACCGAGGCATCTCCACACTCCTTGCCTTGGATTGATATCGAACCCGGGGTGCCGGCGAAGCACCCCGGGTTCTTTCATGGACCGACCAACTTAACCAGTATGCGCTGGTTTTTCCAGTGTCGTCTTTCTGGCAAAACCTTGGGCGGCTGGCTTAGCCCCCTCCAAGGCCCGTTCTACCGCCAGGCACGGCTGACAAGCCCGTCCGGAACGTCCCGGTCCGATCTTGCAACCACAAGCCCTGCAATAACGTTGCGCGAATTGACTGGTTGGCACCGGTACTGGAAGGTTGTATGTATCCGCCAGCTTAGCCAGCTGTACCAACGCGGCGTTGACCAACATAATGACTCCTGAACTACTGCGATTTGGTGAAGTCCCGAAAAGCTTGTTGCTCCTCCGGACGTACAAAAAACTGGTCTGGACTGAACAATGGTCCATGGGCGCCTCCCTGCGTCAGCAGGTCGATCCACACGTCTCTCAGGTAACTTACCAAGATCTGTGACGAACGCACGGCCGCTACCGCCCGGCTTCTGGCGACATGACATCCGAATACACGAAACAGGAAATTCCGCGGGTCCCGCATATCGACCAGCCTCGCCTCCTCTGGAGTCTGCGGCATCCAGCACCAATAGACAGTCCAACAGCTGAAATGCCGCCCGGTCAATTGCCCGTCCAGGCACTCTGAAAACGTCTGCGGCCTCAAACCCAAGTACGCATACAGTGCCGCATGCCTGTCAGGCTTATCCCTGTTGATATACCAACGCGGATCGAGCACATTTCCTACAAACCGGCCAAACCATTCGGCAGAGATAGTCGGTACGAACTGGGCCATTGACCACAGAGGGTGGGAATGCACCAAATCCAGCGGCACCGGTTTCTTCGCGTCCCGGGCGTAATCCGCCAGCTGATAGGAGACCACATCCGACGCTACAGACTTCCGCCACCCACCGAGGCTGGCGGGATAAGCCGGGGCACTGGCTAAAGCATGCAGGGTATCTTGGGTTCCAAACCCACCCGGGGCCAGTCTGGGAGACCCCAACTGTACTTGGATGTCCGGGTTGTATTTCGCATGCTGCAGTAAAGCCGACACAAGCGAAGCATTCTCATACCCGCCCGTAACCCGGATCACTCCGGTCAATTTAGCGGAGTCTATGTACTCCCAAACCTCCAGCCGTGTCCGAGAAGGAACACGGCCGCCAGAACGGCAAGTCCAAACTTGGCCTTCGTCATCCAGGTGCAAAAACAGAGGGTATTCATCGTCTTGGATTAAAGGTCTCGACATGATCGACTAGGTGTCCCACGGCCTCGTGTGTGATCAGTATGCACTGCAGGCTGCGGCTCTGGGACAACTGATGCAACTTACCCAACGCCAAGTCCAGACATCCGATGTTATCGGAGTCCAGATAAGCTGTTGGCTCGTCGAGGCATAGCATCCCCAGGTCCTTCGCGAAGCGTGCGTTGATTGCGATACGAAACGCCAAGGCCGTGATCACCCTCTGACCGCCGGACAACCGCACCAACGGTTGGTTCCGACCATCGAAAAAGTTCGCGCGGTAGCTCAGTCCGTCCTCCGATTGTAACCGAAATTCCGCATTAAACATGCTCAGAATATCGTTAGTGTCATAAGCCAATGCGTCCAAGTACCTCTTGGCCGCCAAGCTTGGTAAATTGTCTCGATGCAGCACCGTCCTGATGCTATTCAACTTTTCCCGAATCTTTCGGGTCTTCTGGGCGCTGACCACAATGGCCATCGCACCGGCGAGTCGCAGGTTCACTGCTGCGATATCTGCTGTCAGCCGAACGACAGCCGCTTCTGCGACTGCCAACTCGGTTTTTGCTTTGCGCTTGGCCTCCAGAGACTGGAGTGCCGTAGCGTAGGCGGCCTCAGACGGGTTGGCTTGGATCTGCCGCAACAACTCCTCTTCCGCAGCCACCAGCTGGGCTTGTGTCGTATGTGCCGCAGCCAACTCCGGCTGCAGCACGTTGGACAAAGCTTGAACGTTATCTCGACCGGACCGCCATGTCTGAATTGACGCAAGCAATGCGCTGGCAGCCTGCCAATCCGCCTCCGGTACGTCGAACACCGGTGGTGTCGCCATGTCGAAGTCGGCGAGGGCTTTCTTAGCGGCGTTGAGCGATGCGCGAGCTCTCAGCTCAGAGTCCGCGTAAGAAGTCGCCTTCAACTGATGAGCCTCCACGGCCGCAGCATACTTGCGATACGAGGCCAGTTGGGCCTCTAACCGCGGCTTATCGACCTTGGCTTGTCGCACCGAAGCCGCCAGCCCGTCGTCCGATTTACGTTTGCACGTCGGACATACCGTGGCCCCGTCCTCGAACGTCTTCAGCAGCCCGTCCGCTTCTGCTAACTTGATCGCGGTCTTTTCGATCTCGGCCCGCACATCCGTCACTTCCGCAGGTCCGGTCCAAGTTACCTCAAGCACAGGCGGCTTGCCCAGCCTTTCCAACTCGGCCTCCGCCCTGGTCAAGGCCTCTGCGAGCGGCGTCCTGCGGGCTGCGTAAGATTGAGCTGACACCCGCTGACTCAGCCGCCCTTTGGACTCCTCCTCCCGCGACTCAGCGGCGGTAATCGCCTTGGACAACAGCTCGTACTGACTACGATACCCCTCCAGTTTATTGGATAGCTCGACAATCCTGGCCGCACCCTGCAATTTACGGCTTTCGGCTTCCGGTCGTTTCGCCGCGGCTTCATTAGCCTTCCTGCGGCAGTCCAGCACCGCGGAATCTTCGTCCGGCTCCGACCAGTTCCGTAGATGTTCCAGCCGAGAAACTTTACCGGCCTCGACCGTCAAGGCCTCAACCAAGGCGGCCTTCTCGGCCTCGATCGAAGCTACGTCCGGTGGCGTGATCTCCGGAGTGGTTGCCAGCTTGGTGCCGATCACCGCCCAGCACTCCTCCGCCCGGCTCAGCCCGAACAGCTTCTGGAACGCCACAGCCCTGTCTGCCGGACGTGTCTTGGCCGAGAACGGAGCAAACAGCTCTTCCTGCCCGACAAACACGTAGTCCGACAGCACCTGCTGTGTCGTACCAAGTAGCGCCAAAACCCGCTCCGTGGTTTTGGTATCCCCCTTCACCGACTCGATCTCAACACCGGCGGCGTTGAAAAGCGTAATGCTTGTCTGACCTCCTTTGAGGTACCGCTTCACAACCGCCCTGAAATCCCCATGCAGGAACTCCACCTCGACCAGTGATTGTGTCGGGTTGTCTGCCAGCTGTGAAACGTTCTCGGCCTTGGTTCCATCTTCCAGCGACCCCACCAAGGCAAATGGGATGGCTTTCACCGCATTGGACTTCCCGGAGCCGTTAGGCCCCAGAAACGCCGTCACCCCCGGCGGCAACTTCATTACCCGGTCTTGGTGCTGGCACCAGTTCACCAATCGCACACTTGTCACTCGCATCGATCTCGGCTCCCCACCGTTGAACAATCTCATCTAACACCGTTGCCGGAGGCCTGGGAGACTCCAGCAGCTGTAACGTATCCGGCTTGATCGCCGAGTCGGATTCCACCAGGGCGTCCAGACAAGCCGACAACGTCGCATCTACGACCTTGGAGCTGTCGATCACCGTGTTGAACCGGATCAAATCTTCCTTAGACTCCTCCAGCAGTTTCAGCCACCAGTGGGCCTTTCCATCCAGTGCAGATGTAATCTTCCGGTACCCGTCTGCGAACTCGGCTGGGTACGAAACTTCACACAATGGCTTACTGAGCTCTGGCGGCAGCTGTCCAATCGTCGCCAGATTCTCCACCAAGCTGACCAACTTATCCAGCTGGTCGGAAGAATCGATGCGGACCTTCAAGCACTGACGGGTCTTGAGCCGCACTGACCTGTAAGACAATTGCCGCCGCCCCGAGGAATCCACACCACCGTCGAAGCAGTACCAGAACATCTTCTCTGGAGGCTCAGCCAGATTCCGCATGCTCATCGACCCTGCTGAAAACATCGTCACAGGGCCTCGTGACGTATCGTGGGTTGTCACTTGGTGTTGATGGTAGTCTCCGGTCAGGATGTACCTGGCGTAGGGGACGTCCCGTACCGAACACTCAGGGTTCGTCAGCGACCCCATGTGCTCTGACCAGACTTGGTGACACACCAAGATGTCTGTGTCATCAGGTATTTTTGCAAACTCGGACTGTACTTCAGCACCTGCCGTCCAGTCCAAGCCGTAAAACCGCATGCCTGCAATACCGAATGCCGCTTGATGAACATGCGTCGGATGCGGATGCACGCTCATCCACGGAGGGTACCGGCGTTCGTGCTGCCCTTGCGTGAAAAACACAGGCAGTCCTGCCGCCTGCATTCTGTCCATCTGACGACACATACCCGCCACAGCCCCGGAATCAGGGCTCTCGCTGTCGAACAAGTCTCCGGCGGCGATCAACGGACAGCCGTTATCGATGCAGAAATCGACCAGTTGCTGCAAACTGAACAATGAATCGCCTGTCAGCGTGACCCGGTGTTTCCAAGTCAGTGTCGACAGGTGCCAGTCAGACGAATGAACAAACGTCATGTTGCCTCTTTTGGGTTCCAGTTGATGTTGTCTTGGCAGAACTTAACCGCAAACTCCTGGGCCTCCGTGGAGTTGTCTCGCACCGTGTTGGTAACTGCCCCGGCGACCCGGGCCGTAACCGAGTAACCGGGTTCTCCGCCCGTCATCTTGCGGATATAGCCTATCCGCTCTCCGGACAACAGGATCTCGAATTCTTTGTTCTTTGCTGCCCCCAGCTTTTTGAAAGAGACTTCACAGTCCCGCTTCTCCAACGTATGGTAGCACTCCAGCTTTCCGGGAGGGATTACGGGATCGTCCGGCACATTACGCAGCTCGTCCTGAAACTTTCCGAGCTCTTCATCCCGGGACCGTTTGAAGCAGGAATTGGCGTAGCGAACCATCCCGACGCACATCTGCCCACTGTCTGAGATAGCGGCGGGTGTCTTACCATCTGCCTGCAGGGCTGCGATATCCATATGGCAGATCAACTCCCCTATGTCACCAACCCGACCCACCCCTTCGACAAGCGGTCCGTGCGCGGTGTCCAGCAGATTATTGACCGTTAACGGGCCAAGGTAGCCTCGCACCGCGCCTAATCGGAACGGGCACTCCGCGCACATCTTTTTTCTCTTGAACGTCGGCATATGAACCTAGCTATTGAATTTCTGGAAATTGACTGTGTACCATTACCGCGATGGAAACACCTGCCGTTACCGCTGTTATGATTACCGGTAAAGACGAACGGAGAATACCGCTCGCTTTGGCCTCAGTGCGGTCATTCATGGGCCAAACCTACAAGAACAAGGAGCTCCTGATCGTCACAGACGGGTTCTCCTTGTTGCCCCAGATCGCTAACGCGAAAAACATCCGAGAAGTCCGGGCCGAGCGGCAGACTCTCGGCGGGCTACGCAATGTCGCCTTGGATAATTGCGATAGCCCGTGGATCATCCAGTGGGATGACGACGATTGGTCTCACCCGGAGCGGATCGAAGCACAGATGTACTGGGCAGACGTAATGACGGAAGCCCACGGGTCACCACGCCCTGTCACACTCGGTAAGCAAATCCGATACAGCTTTGAATTGAACAACGCTTACGTCTACTCTGACAACAGGTCTGGAATCCACGGGACAGTGCTGCACCCGCAGACCGACCTCCGCTACGAGACGATCGGAAAGCACGAAGACTCGCACTTTTTGGACAACTTCCCGGCAGTCTCAATCCTGACGTCACGGCCAGAACTCTACATCCGAATGCAACACTCGGCCAACACTTGGGACCTGCGGCACATCATGCGGCAGCACGCCAAAGGCCGGGACCGCTGGGACTTGACACAACAGGACGCCGATTACCTCCGGCAGGTGCTAGCGGAGAATTACCCGACATGAACCAAGATCTGGTCATCGGGATGAATGCCGCCCCGAGAAAAACAAGCTACCTGGCTGAAACTCTGCGTTCCATCCGCAGCCAGGTCGATGCCGACGTACACATCTTTTACGAGCCTGAAACCAAGCTCCCCAAGCCCCTGCCTGATTTCTGCCACTGCCATGGAAACCCTGAGAGGCTCGGCAACTTCTTCAACTGGATCAACATGGCCCGGTGGCTGCTGGATCACACAACCTCCAAATGGATAATGACGGTCGAAGACGACGTCGTGTTTGCTAAAGACGCTATTCCGTTTGCACTTGAGATCTGTGCGGATTACGAACCAGACGACTGTGGCTTCTTTTCACTTTACAAATCAGCCCGCTTCAACCACGCCTTTCGCGGCACTGACGGCCCGTTATTTCAGATACTGCCCAATGTGCAACCGTGGGGCTCTTGTGCTTGGCTGTTTCGCCGCGAATCCGTTGCCCCGATGCTCCGCCACCCCATAATCCGGGACTGGCGTGGCACAACTCCGGAGCGCGGCCTGCGTGACGACACGGTAGATGGTATCGATATCGTGGTGGCCGTGGCTTATCAAGCCATGAGCCGTAAGCTATTCTTGTTCTCTCCCAGCTTGGTTCAGCACATCGGTGCCGACTCAGCCGTAGGAAACAACCAAGGACTGACATTTGGCCGAACGGCCAACGACTTTAACCAGGATGCCCGACTATGGACGAAGCCCAAGCCCTCGCCGCAATGACACCGCCCGGGGCTCAGAAAAACACACCGTGGCTGAATGGAGTCATCCAGATCTGGATCACTCGGGCTTGCGACAAGTCCTGTTTCAACTGTACCCAGGCCTCCAACTTCGGAGGCAATCCCGGAATGATTACTCCGGAAAACTTCGAGAAGGCGGTGATTAGCCTTAAAGACTACCACGGCGTCGTTGGCATGATCGGAGGCAACCCCTGTCTGCATCCGAAGTTTGAGCAGCTGTGTGATATCTTGGCACAGCACATCCCGTCTGTACGGCGTGGTTTATGGTCAAATAACCCGCTTGACAAGGGGGCAATCTGCCGCCGGACGTTCAACCCGGCCTTTTCCAACCTGAACGTACACTTGGACGCCGACGCCTACGCCAGGTTCAAGAGAGATTGGCCTGAGTGCCAGCCGGTAGGGCTGACCACAGATTCTAAACATAGCCCGGTATGGGGGTCGATGCTCGACCTAACGGATCTGCCGGAAGAAGAGCGATGGCGCAGAATCTCCCAGTGCGACATCAACCACAACTGGTCGGGAATGTACGGGCAGTTCCGCGGCGAGCTCCGCTGGTGGTTCTGCGAGATCGCAGCCGCACAGGCGATGCTTCGCCAGCATCAGCCCGACTATCCGGACACCGGCCTCAAGCTGGACGGAGACTACGGAGGACGACAACCTTGGCAGCTCTCCATGTCCGAATATGCAGACCAAGTCCGATGGCACTGCCAGCGGTGCTTGGTTCCGATGAAGGGGCTCGGCGAATTCGCCCAAGCGGGAGTCTCGGGCATCGAACAGTACACCCAAGAGTACGCAGGAGTCGTAAAGCCCAAAACACAGGGCCGATTGGTACAGCTGGTCACGACAGCTGCCGAACTACGTAAGGACGGTGTCGGACACGTTACCGACTACATCAAGAACGCCCAGACAAAGTGACATACCGATGAAGCTGTCTATCCTTATGCCGGCCCTGAGCAGCCGGAAATGGCAACCTCTGGCCGAGGAAATAAAGCGGCAGTGTGCCAGGCACAAACCTGGAGAAGCCCGCTTGGCGGTGCTCGAAGACGCTGGAGAGCTGTCCAGCGGCGTGAAACGGCAAAAACTGATGGATTCGTCGACAGGTGAATACCTGTGCTTCATCGATGATGACGACGCGGTGGCTCCCGAGTACGTCGCCAACTTGCTGCATGGCTGTAACAAGAATCCGTCCGTGGTGTCGTTCAATTTGGATCTCAAGCACAAGAACAAGCTTGAGATCTGGAAATTCGGCATGTACCCAAACGACCGCCGACGGGGGAAAATGACCGTCAATCACCTCTGCCCTTGGCGAAGAGAGTTGGCCAGCCGGGTCGCTTGGTGCCCAGCTCTCGGCTACGCGGACGACCAGGTATGGCTGCAGCCGCTGGCCCACGCCGGGTTTCCGATCCATGAGCACCATATCGAGCGCGTACTCTACCACTACCAGTATTCCGATGCCGTCACCGCCAACCAGACCTCCCCTCGCAAGCTGGCCGCCAAGGAGTACGTTGGCCGAGGCCTGCGGTGCTTCTTTTACGGTGAGGAGATCGTGATCGAAGTCGGTGGCACGCCTCGCCACGAAACGTCAGTTGTCGTCCGAGACCGGCACAATGTCGAACGCCGCATCCCGCTCGATGAACTGAAATGGTTCCACACGATTCGGATCGAATAACATGGCGACCAGCGATCTCCGGACACCACGCCGCTGGACCGGCAAATAACCCACGGAGGGGTCATGACAATCAAACATTTAACAGGCCTGACGGTCTGTGTCGACTACACGATGTACCTTGAAACGGGCATCGCACGCTGGGCAGCAGGTTTGGACAAACTGATCGTCGTGACAACGCCCAGAGACTCCGAGACACGGGATCTGTGCCGGACTTGGGGGATCATCCCACACCTCACCGACGTATTTTACGCCAACGGCGCCCACTTCAACAAAGGGGCGGCGATGGCCGAAGCTTTCGATGCGTGTGGCGACAAGCCCGACTGGTTCCTGTTCTTTGACTCTGACATTGTGCCGCCCGCCGGCTGGCGCGATGCCATTAACGCAATGGCACTGCGGCCCACGGCGTTGCACGGCTGCAACCGTACCGAGGTTGACGGGCGTCCGATCAGGGACGCAGAGATCGCTGGATTCTTTCACTTGGCACACGTATCCGATCCGAATATGCAAATCAAACCTGTCGTCGATACCCACTTCATCCACGCAGGAAACTACGACACAACATTCATGGAGCGATGGGCTCCTGCCGATCGCGTCCGCTTGCCACTCTCCGTGGTACACGTTGGCGAGCCGCACGCAAACTGGTGCGGCATCGGCAACGCGGACAAGCTTCAAGAAATTGTCCAGCAACGCCGACGAGGCCGGAGCTGGAGAACCGAGACGATAACACCGGATCAGCCGTTGGACAACTGAGCCGCCGCCAACCTCAATCCGTAGTGGTGCAGCTGCACCTGCATCGTTGGAATGAACCCGTCGATGTTATCGTCGTCTGGAAACAGGATGTCTCCAAACTCGTCTACCAAAGCTTGCAGATCCTCCGGGCTGCCGCAAGCCTCGTCAATCTCCTCCAGTGTGAGGTTGTTGCCTAGCAGCTCTACCGTCACAGGCTTGCTCAGCCAGTGGCTCACAAAATTTTCATCCGAGAGTTCTTGTCTATCTTGGCCTCGCTGCTGTGCAATCACGGTGACACACCGGAAAAGCGCAGTCTCAGCGTGCCAGGTGTGTCCGACTGGCGACATTTCCGACGTCCCGGCTACTAACCGGTCCAAGAAATGCTCAAGGCTGCTGCCAGCCAGTTCCAGCAAGTCACTGTGGGACTTGAACTGGTACACGGCGTCCCCTTGATCTCCCGTCACGGTCAGCTCGTTGTCCACCATACAGTAGACCAAGCTGTCGATGCCGGAACCTGGTTTTCGCCAGTTGATGACATCTAGCTGGACGCCGGCCAACACCCCTTGCTCTCGCACAGCTTTATGGTCTTTGAAAAACCGAGACATAAAGGCATCGGAGTAAAAACCCGCGTACCGGTTATACCACTTTTCGTCAGTGGCCCAGTTCATAACTGCGTCTCTTGTGTGACAGTCCTGTAAACGTAGTCGGATACGAGGTCCTTTGTATCCGTCTGAACGGTCTGGTAATCATGCACCGTTCGCCATGGCGACATACAGCTGTCGCTGGCCATCCGTCGATAAACGTCAATCACGCGTTTCAGGTAGGGCTTAGCAGCCTCGTGGAGATCTTCCGCCTTGTCTGTGTAGGCCCGCTTCTGCTTCAACAGCACGCGAGCCGCGGCCAGCTCCGGTGGGACATCCAATAACAACTGCAGATCCGGAACAGGCATCGCGTTGACCGTGTACTCGACGTACGTGATCCAGTTTCTCAACGCTTCCGCCTGCTCTGCCGGCACCTTGGCACATTGATGGGCGATGTTTGAACTCACGTACCTGTCGCACAAGACCACGTCGGAGGACGACAGGGCAGCCATCAGATCCGCCCGGGCAGCCACCCGGTCCATGGCGTAAATCAGCGACACCAAGTGCGGGTCGTTGGCATCTCCGAAATCGCCGTTCAGGTACTTCCCCACCATCTCCCCACACTTGGACTGTGTGTAGCGGGGAAATGAAAACACCGCGACCTTGTGTCCGGCGTCCTGTAACTTCTCGGCCAAGAGGGCCGTCTGTGTCCCCTTTCCGGAGCCGTCGACCCCCTCGATTGCGATAAAAACTGCCAATGCTCCTCCAATTTCTGGAAATTGACTTACCGATCCAAGAACCTGCGGACTTCTTCCCAGTTGTCCGCCACAGCCAGCAACTGCCTACGGCCCTCGTCCCGGGCCTCCTCGCGCTCCGCCCAGATCTCTGAATCGATCAGCGGCTGCACCGCATCCGCAATAATTTCCCCCACGGTTGTCGGAGGTAGTGAATCCAACTCCCACGACTGTTCGCCATGGATCGCTTGATAGCCAGCAAACCTGGCGTCCGTAGTTTTCGCAGGGTTTGGTGGTGGGTTGTACGTCTCGATCTGGTCCATGTTCAGGGCCAGTCGAATCACCCGGATGTCCATACCGGAAAACAGCCGCAACCGCTCTTCGATATCCCGAGTCATATCGATACCACTGGGGTCGTGGTCCCCCAAGTGCAGGATCAAGGCCTCCTGCTCGAAACGGCGGTACCGGTTGTAGGCGGCCGCCCAAGTCTCCGAGTCACTCATGTAGCCTTTACAGGCCAAGTATGGCAGGTGCCACGGCTCGCAAGCCCTTGCTACCACGCCTACCATAGCTTCCTTCTCGACCCACACCACGGGCCGGACATCCTGCCCTTCCCACCAGTCAACGTCGTACTGGTCCGCGACGGCCTGGATGATTTGGTGTGGTGAATCCCAAGCCGGCGGCCTGTGCTCGTTACGGGTCAGGTCACACATGTATGACCAGTCAATCAAACCGGCCCGCCGGCCATCTGAGATAATCGTCCCCAGCCGTTTGTAATCACGCTGGGTGTTCGGCAACCAGTCTCTGGATACGAAACCGTAGAACACGGATCGCAGCGTCACATCGGTGTAGCCGCCTCTGGCAAACTCTTCCAGGATTTCATTGGCCCGTTCGATAATTGTCAAGTGGTCGTCACTGAACTTCTTGTCGACATAACAAATCTTAGGCATCTGCTTCGGCTTTCCAGCGGAGGTTCTCCGCAATACCGCCGGACCGAGTCCAAACGGTCAAAGACCAAGACCCGGCCCACGGATCGTAGTCTCCTTGGGTATCGTATTCCTGCTTGCTGTCGGCGGCATCGTAGCCTCCGGCAATGTAGATTTCCATCACCTCTGGATACTTCTCCTCCACTTCCCGGATCAGATCATAGATCTCTTTGGTTGTCCGGTTCCAGGCGGGGCAGTCGGCCTCGACTCGGGGTCGACACTGGCCTTCCCGCCCTGAAGTTGCAAGACACGTACCCCGAGAAAAAATCATGGCTCGGCCAGACCCCTTGGCGTCCCTCCTGCCTTCGTCCCTTGCGGCAGCCACGGCCGCCCGCAAGGCCGTCCGATCTATTTTCAAAACAGGCTCTGTGCTTCGCTTCAGACCTCCGGCACCAGTGTCAGATTGAAGCATTTGCCGCAAGCCTTCCGCCGCCTCGGCCTTGGTACAACCTTGGGCCGACAGATCAGCTGCGAACTTTTTAGCCTCTGCTACAATGTCCGGCACAGCCGGCAATGTGACTCGGTCTGACTCCAAGGCCCGGTCCAGCAGAATTTCATGCGTAGCGTCCGAGCGGTTGATGTCCCCCCACACACGTAGCAACGGAGCCTCCGGCCTGTTTTCCAGCACCAGCACTTCGTCAAATCCTGTCGCCATGTCGGCTAAGCCGCAACCTTGAATACCGAGCGCCAGAGCACCGTCCTCCAGCAATCGCACGGTTACTTGCCGCTTCGGGCAGCCTGGCTCATGTCCGGGCAACCAGAGAGCAATTTTCTCCTTGGCTTCGCACAGAGCACCCAACAGCAAGTCAGCGGCAGTCTCTGTCTGCACCACTGCCACCAACTCTTCTGGGGGCCACTCCTCAGATGGACCGACGTCATCTGCCTCCAATTGTCGATAGATCCCCCAACACTCGGTGCAATCGCCGAGTTCCTGATCCTGTTCTTTTCGATACCGGGCCATCCTTACTCCCTGTACACACTGGCGTAACTACCGGAGTCCCTTTTGATCCGGCCTGCAAACACGGCCGCCGCCTCAGTCAACTCCGTGTCATCAAAATACTCACCGCCGTCAAAACCTTGATGCCGCAGCTCGCCGTGGCCACCGCGGACAAACCGCTGCTGCCACACGACTAACTGGGAGTCTACCCAGGCCAGCACGACCCGAAAAATCGACGAATGTGGCTGGTGGGTCACAGGACCAGCAGCCAAGATTTCGACACAACGGCCGCCGTCGACCACCGGGGACTCCATAAAAATAACCCTTGGATTGTTCACCAAATCTCCTACTTTTTGACAGGATACCGCTTAGGCTTCCATGGCCTCAGCGATGGGATTGCCTCGATTGCCTCCAAGAAATCTTGGGTGGCTAACACTATCGGTACTACGTCAATACCGTCCTCTTGGCACTCGGGAAACCGGCCAAATGTTTGCAGGTACATACCTGTCACACGCAGCAGTAGATGCCTGTCCCGTCTAAGGGCGACCTCGGCGAGCTCGTCGAACAGAGTTGCCGCCAGGGTGTTTGCCGGCATGTTCTTCTCCTTCATTGGTGCCCGCGACATCGTCTCTGACAATGTTTACCGACCGTGGAGCCTCGATACCGACCCCCACTCTGCGGCCTCGGACACTTACGATCGTGATGACAACGTCTCCGATTGTGATTTTTTCGTTCACCGTCCGTGTTAATACCAGCATCCTGTGCCCTTGTTAACCGTGCTTTCCTTCGCGTTCTCCCAAGCTGGTTGTGGACCAGCCTTCCAATTGCGGACAAAACCGCACCGATCCCGCGAGGTTGGCTCCGGGTATGCTCTTTCCTTCGTATTCCGAGCCTTTGACTAGGACGTCAGGACAAAGCCCATTCACTTGCAAAAATCTTTCGACGTCCCCGTCGAACGGGGCGACGTAAGCCTCCACTTCGGGATCGATCGCATAGGCGACGTCCAGCAGTCGGTACTCCAGCGGCCTGTACGGCCGTAATGAACCCTTGAGCTCTCGGACGGACTGGTCCGAATTCACCGCCACGACCAGTATCTGCCCAGGCTCGGTAACGCAGGAACTCAACAAACGGCGGTGCCCCGGATGCAGTAGATCAAAACATCCGTTTGTAAACACGACCTTATCGTTTACCGAGAAACCGGGCATAATCCGGCGGTCTTGCATCGCCCGGGTGTAGCGGATTTTGCTGTCCATCCATTCCGTAATCGTCACCGGAACTCCTCGCGGCCGTGAGACATAGGCGACGGCCGCTCCGATTGCCGCAGGCACAGCGAGCGACAAACTAAAGCCCTCCGCCAGCCACCAAAGTAGCCCGGCAGAGAACATGTCTCCCGCACCGACGGCTTGCGGATCTTGCGACACGCGAGGCACCGGAACACTGACTGGTGGTAGATCCATACCGCCATACCAAACCGCGGCGTCGCTGTTTGTGATGACGACTGTACGGCCGGTCTCGGACACCAAGAACGACAAGATTTCCTTATCCGACAGATACGCCATGCCGCAGCCTTTCACTGCAGCCGCATTGGCGTCAGGCCGGTTGCAGACCAGCACGGCTCTCTGCGGTAGATTTTTCCAACGCGGAGACAGGGGATCTTTAACGTTGAGCACAACGGGGCCCTGCCACGTGTGCTGAATTAACCACGGCACACTATTCGTCAGTGAATAGTCGGAAATGAGTACCCCGTCAGCAGTCTCGACATGCAGTGGGACATCGATACCGATCGGATCTTGGGGTGGATCAATATCCATTCGGCACAACGGATTATTGTCGTGGGAATAAAAATACCGGGACCGGACCGCAAACTCTCCGGTTATCCATTTGGTCCTCACACGCGACAACAGCCGGGCGAGCCGGCTGTTTGGATTGCCGACAGCTTTCAACGTAACGTCGGCTCCAAGATCGGCCAGCAGTTTGGCCGAATTTCCTGCCCCGCCGGGCCACAGGGCCCGGCTTTGCTCTTTGTACTTTGGGACACCGTGAACCGGGCAGAACCCAGACTGTTTCACGTAGATGTCCTCGTCTTCGATCACGTCGCCAAACACTACAATCTTCATAGTCGACTATTTCGCTTTCTTGGTGGCCCTCTTCACAGAGGCTTTCACCGGGCTGGACTTCGGCTTGGCCTTCGTTTCCGTCTTCGTTGACGGGTCGTGCAACTCGCACTTCAGTACGTACGTCACACCACCGTGGGAGATTGTGCAGACGCTGGCCACAGACACCAGGTCCGCAAACTCCCCCTTTTCCAACGGAGTCTGCGTCGCCGCCACACAAATCGTGTCTGCCGACCCCGGCGTGTATTCCTCCAGCCTGTGAGACAGGTAAGGCCGGGACCCCGCCACACCACCGGCCACGATATCCAGAATCCAGTCGATCCGGTTCCCGGTGAGGCCGGAGCCTGTGCAACCGCACGCCAATTGCATGACCAACTCGCCAGGCTCGTACCCGTCCACCGAGCCGTCGTCCGAGTTCATGATGTCCAAGATCCGTTGCGCGGTCCCTGAACCGATATGCCATGTCGACTCTACCGGTGTGCCCGGAGCGGGCTCCAGGTATTGTGCGGCCACATTGCAGTACCGGGACCCACTATCACACCAGAGATTGGCGTGCTTGCCTTCCACCGACTCGACAATCGCCAAGTGCGTGGCCGGCCCGTGCAGGTACTTGACCCGGGCTCCTGGCTTGAGCCACTCCGGAGCAGGGATAATCGGCGGACGGGCCTCCAGCGGCGGCAACTCCGGCTCTTGGGCAACCGGGGGCAATGACAACGGCTCCACGGCCGGAGTGGAGGACGGTGCCTCCGCAGGGCTGGGCACAACGACAACCGGGGGAGCCTCGGCCCGGGATAGCTCCCCGGTCGGCAGGGGTGGCGACTGGACCATTGGCGGAGTTACCGCCAGCCCGGGAAAGGCCGGAACAGCAACCGACCCGGCAGCAGGCAACTGCACTACAGGAGCTCCGACGCCCAGCGTTACCGGCTGTTGCGGCCATGCGGGAGCCGTAAACACGGGAGGACCCGGCTGAACCGGAATTTGACCCATGTACTGGGGAGCCAGCTGCGGCTGATTGGGAAAGGCCGGCATCGCGTACGCAGGCGGATACTGCTGCGGAGGCTCTTGCATAACCGGCTGCGGCGGGAACGGCGGAGGGAGTGGCGCCACACCGGCAGGAGCTTGGGCGGGGCCGGGAGCCGCAACAGGAAGCTGTGCAGGAACCTGAACCGGCGCTTGAACGGGGAGCGGAGCTGGAGTAACCGCTTGGTCTCTGTCGAACACCCGAGAAAGAAACTGCTCCTCCTCCTTGCGCATATCTCGGGCCGCATTGGCCGTCGCAACAGAGTCCGTCAACTCCGTCAGAAATACCGAAAGACGCATGTCTGTACTGGTCTGCATCTGATCCAGGTAGATCGCCACCAACCCGATTTGCTTATCGAGCGGCAGCTGCATGACGTCCGCTGCTCGCAACAAGGCGGCCACGTCTTCACGTAGCGTGCCGACGACCTCCCGCAGGTAGGTCTCAAAACTGCAGGTCAGATGCTTGCGCAACGACGAGTACGTCACAACAGCCGACAGCTGCAGGACGTGCGGAATACTTGCCGCCAACTTCAAAGTGTCTTGGATATGTGACAAAACTGCTCCCTTCTCAGATTTAGAACGGAAGGTCCTCGATCGAGACCCTCATCTTTTTCCAATCCCCGGCCAGCGAACGGCCACGGACTTGACGCATAAAAGCCATCGCGCAGGCCGCGGTGCGTGGATCACTCGTCAGCCACGCCCACGGGTAGTACAGCACACTCGGCAACCTACGGAGAATCTCATCCGTTGGCAACTCTCCCGGGGTGATCAAAACCCGACGGAGCACCCACTGGCGGGTGTGCGGATACCAAATGTCAGGATCGGTGATTTCACCGGGTGGTATCGTGTTGGGTGTAATGAACTGCCACACCAGGCTGGACGGATAAGCCCTCAGCTCGGACCTGCGCAGCCGGTAGTACCTACCCCACAGCGGCTTCAGATCCCGATAATCGTCCGTAACCTCCTCTTCGGTCTGAATATTCAGTGGTTCGCGGATGTCTTTTAGAAGCTTGATCAACGACCAAACCTCCCGCGCATAACAATTCGGGCAGCTCCACAGGTTTTTACAGTGTCGCGGGTACGCGACCCGGCCCAAGGCTGTAGTGCACGCCAGCAGATTATCCGCTGTAGTCTGGGTAAGTCCCCAGCCGAATTTTGTCACCGGGACTTCCCGGACATCAATCTCGCAGAGTTGTTGTACCTGAGACCGCCACAGCTTTCGCAGGGTTGCGGCCAAGGCTCCTGGATGCCGAAACCCACGCAGTTCAGGAGAGTCCAAGGCGAGGACTTTCTGCAACAACTCCGCGGTATGCCCTCGCCACCAGACGATCCTGGCTTTTGCCATTTCCCAGCTTTCTCAACTTGAACACCGGTCTTGACGACCAAAAATCAATTTCCGGAAATTGACCCCTACAACCGCTCCAGCCGACTCCGGATATTTTCGAGTTCGGATTCCTGTTCCTGCCGCCGTCGGGCAATGTTGGCCAACACGAGTTCCTTCAGGACTTCCGTCGACAACTGCTCGTACCATAGTTCCACATCCCGGAAGACCTTACAGGCGGGGCAGAGATACGCACCCTCGTCACTGACTTCCCAGCAACTGGCCCGATGCATGACCAAGCAGTCCGGACAGACCAACCAAGGGTAGGCGTATGAGATCTGGAATGGGGATTCCGGGCCTCCCAGTGTCCACATAGGCTCGATGTTGCGAGTTTCGGACCACGTGGCAGACCAGTCGGGAGGCAGTCCGCCCCCTTCGGGCAGCAACTCCGGCAACGGACCATTTTCGGGACAACTGACCAGCCTTAACTGACTCGTACTACCCACCCCGTTCCACGTATAGGCCTGTTCGGGACGCCCAGGAGGGTGCCAACAGGCTGTAATTCGAGTCTGACCCACGACCATTCTCGCGCCATCTGCACGGTAGTCCTTCTTTAACCACACTCCGGCTCGGTCGACGGGTATGAAAATCTGCATTTTTGGCCTCTCAATTAGAAGTTAATGTCTTAATCTTTTTTCTCATTCGTGAGAATGGTCGACGCAAAGCGTTACTGTGTAGTAGGTTAACCCATCAAAAAACACAATTGGTGAATCAACTCTATCTTAGCCTCCCCACCCTTCCAGGTGCGGGGAGGAAGAGGCCCTGCGGGCGGCTCTTATTTTTAGACCAACACCAATGAAGAAAACCAACGGAAACAGGGTCCAAATAGACCCTGTTTTTACGTTTCAGTTGGACCAATTTCTGTATTTCACTGACCAAACCGGTTCCTTCGAATCAGCGCTGGCAGCTCTTATTTTTAGACTCCACTGATATCAAGGCGCAGTGTCACCCCTTTTCCTCGACCCACAACGGAAGCGCCGATCCACTGACACCAAATCGTAGTGTCACCCCTTTCCCTCGACCCACGGCGCCGACGGGAGCAATTTGATCCGATCCACTGACATCAAGGCGCAGTGTCGCCTACTTTTCCTCGACCACGACGCGGCAGGTACCCACAACCCCAATCCACTGACATTAAGGCGCAGTGTCGCCTACTTTCCGTCGACCACACCGGAAGTCCACAACCAACCCGATCCACTGACATCAAGGCGCAGTGTCGCCTGTTCCCCTCGAATCACGTGTGGTCAGGCCAACTCCAATTGACGTTGGAGCACCGTCCCTCGAACGGCGCGGTGGACCTCTAGTACTTCTTTCAACTCTCCGTCGAGGCGGACCAAGCCGTGGTATTCGGCAGCGTTGAATGCTGAGTGAGTTTCGTCATTGACTGGTACTTGTACAGGCGCTTGCCCGGGGAGGCAGTAGCTGTACTCGATATTCGACGTGGTAAGGCTCCGTCGTGAGCTGCTATGGGTTCCACTCATCCAGACTTCCTTCGAATTGTTCCATGTTTTCTGTTTCCACGATCTGTTGGTTGGCTTTCCTGGCTTGGCTGGCCAATAAGTCGCAGACGTGGTTCAGTGCGATGGAGACTCGCGGAATGTGCTGGAATCGCAGTGTGTAGCCTCCGCTGCGGCAGAGCTCTCGCAGGGCCGCCCAGATGGGTCCGCAGTCGCCACCGACTTTCTGCTGCGTGAATGCCGTGCCGTGCTGCTGTGTGATGGCTTGGTTGTCCGTCAAGATCGTGACGGAGATATTCCGGCCCAGTCGCCGCCGGATGTCGTCACCTTGCTTTGCCTCAAAGGTCATCAGCCCTTGAAGATAGGCTGACAACTCGGCGACAATGACACTGCCGCAGGACCAGCCGCCTGCGACCAGCTCGCGGAAGTCTACGACCGGACTGACGATAGCGCAGGCCCATCCGGCCCCCATGGTCCAAGACCCGGTACCGGAGCCGTCACCGACCAAGACTACGTCGGACTCTGGGAGGCCGAGCTCCCTCAGGAGCCGTTTCAGCGGTAGATTCGACCGCAGTTTGTCCCGGAGTCTGAACTTCGGGATGCCCGTAAGACTGCCCGCAGCGTTGGCTGCGGGCGGGGCGGGTTGGACGGCCGCCGGTTCGGGAGTTGTGTCGAAAGGGCAAGCTTCGTCCATAGGGTCCTTTACGTGGCGGGTGGGCTTGGATTCTCGGAGGCTTGATTGCTGGCCACGATGCCGGCAACTGCCGCGAGTTCTCGTTTCGTGTCGGCCAGCTGGGTGCTGGTCTTTCGCAGCTCTTCGTGCAGACCTGCGATCAATTGTGCGTACATGTCCGACTGTTCCCGCAGGATTCGAGACATCGCCTCGGCGGCCTGCATTTTAATGACCAGGGGGTCGGAGCCCCCGGCCCGGACAAACATCCATTGCCGGGGTAGCTGGTCGCTGGTGATTCCCCAGACGGGGATACACACGACACCCACCAGGTCGGCCACGAAATCCATGGCGACAGCGCCGGCATGCTGCAGCAGGGCTCCTGCCCGGTTGCCGATCGGCGCCCCTTCCGATAGCACCGTGACGCCTTCGGTGCGGGCCCCGAGCACTACGGTGTCGGCTCCGCCCCCAAGCTTCACAAATGGTTCAAAAGCGGTTTTCACAGTCTCTTGGATGAAACTGTTCAATTCGGCCGGCTTGTCGATCAGTGGGGATTCTGTCATTGCATCCACACCGATTCGCAGCCGTAACGTCACCAATGCGTCCATGATCTACTCCGTAACTTTTGTCATCTCAGGGCCTATTTCCGGAAATTCAAACACCTGTCCGGCGGTGTGATCAGAGTAGACTCAGGAGAGGACTTCGTCCAGCGTACCGGCTTCTTGATGGCCGCGTTCTAGCTCGTCACAGGCCTTATCGTAGGCCACCCGGCATTCGGCCAGCGCGATACGGAGTTCATTCAGCATAAACCCTTGGATCTCGTCCGAGAACCCGCTTGCCAGTATCTCCTCTTGGATTCTCCGGAAAATCTCGGACAGCAGCTCGCAGCCATACTCCCGGAAACTTTTGATCCAGTCGGCGTGCGTGTCTGCGATATCGTCTTGGCCGGGGCTCCAGATCGAATAGAATTCGCTGGCCCAGTTTTGGGACTCCGCGGAGCCCCCGCCGTGGAGCATTTCGTCTGGACTTTCTGGGATCTCGAAACGGAAGAAATGCCTCATTGGGAGAATACCACATCCGTGAGTCGCGTGTAGACGAACCTATTTACGAGCGTGCCGTCTCCAAATCTGATGTCGGATCTGGACGCGATACTCGCAGGCTCAGCTGCGGCAGCACATAATTCAACTGTAGTGTAGAAGGCTCGCACGGATGCCAACGGGGCCTTGTCACGGGCTTGGTACAGCCGGAAACCCTCCGGGCCGTGTACAATAACCAGTTTCGCAACCGACGGGGCCGGGGCTGGCTGGGCGTCAGCCGGCAGGCCTGTGTAGGAGGGCAGCAGAGACAACAGATTGACGAGGTGCGCCGTACAGAAACCCGTCAAAGCGGCGTAGAATCCACTGGTGAGCTGCCATCCGTCAGGCAGTTGCCACATCACCAAGGCCAGTTGCAGCCCGATCCAGTACGTTAGGCAGTACGGACAGGTCAGTAGCGAACGCCACCACCAGCCGAACCCTGTCAGCTCTTCGCGTTCTGTCTCCCAGCGGGCTCGCAACGACGTAAACATCTGCGACTTAAAATACGCGGTCTTTATCGCGTGGGTCGCGACTAGGAGTGTAACAATTTTCAGGAATGTGTCGGACACGTTCTTCTTTCTGAGAGTCGGGTGTGTGGTGCAGATGGCGGTTTAACCGGAACAGGTACCACCAAGACAGCAGGACATAAAACAGAAGCCCGGCTACGATGTAGCCGGGCCCGATCGCCAGACTGGCCGCGACGCAGGCCAAGAAAACCAACAAGTACGGCATGGGGTCCCTTGTCATTCCACAGGGGGTCCGCCGTGCGGCCAGATCCGGGTTACAACCCGATCTGGAGCTGGCGTCCCGGATTCGAATCGGGTGAGATCTGGTCGTGGGTTGGGCCACGTTTCCGGATACTTGTGCAGAAGGTTATTGGTTCCGATTGTCGGAACAGGAGATCGGAACGTGGGCCGGATTCCGGCCCGCTCCAGATGACGCTGCGGCGATTGTGAGAAAACAATAGACATGCGACCCCTCTTTCCCGGCCTGAAAATTTAAGCCACCGGGTTGGCGTTAAGTACTGCCTGGTGCTACTTTGTGTTCAGCGGCGGCTTCGTAACCAATTGTCGAGATCGGCGGGCGTCATATTGGAAATACGACGAACACCGGAGGCGTGCCTTTCGGCGACGCGATCAATTTCGACAAGACCGCTGACAAAGTAACATAACAGAGACCTGAGCATGGATGCCATAGTCTGCGACTCCTCTACGGGTACGGACGCTTCACGTCCTCAATCAAACGGCAACGTTGCCGACATGTTATCCCAAGTGCAGCTTTTGGTGGAGCAGAATAGACTGCCCACCATGGAACCGCTGCTATCCCTTCTCTTCAACATTCGCGGTAAACCGTTCTCCTTGGAAGACCACTTCCATTTCGCACCGATGTTTCGACTGCGGAGAGCCCGTACTACGACTTTCAAATGTGCCCGCCAGATTGGTAAATCTCAGTCCGGGGCTGTCGACGGGGTCTGCATGGCGGCCATGTTGCCGCACTTCGCAACCCTGTTCATCACCCCGCTGTTCGAACAGATTCGGCGATTTTCGACGCTGTACATCCGCCCGCTCATCCAGGAGAGCCCGTTGCGAGACATGTGGATGGGGACCTCCACAGAAAACTCGGTGCTGCAACGCACGTTCAAAAATGGCTCCAGGATGATTTTCTCGTTTGCCCTGACGGACGCCGACCGCTGCCGCGGTTTGTCGGTGAACCGGTGCAACTTTGACGAGATCCAAGACATAGATCGGACGCTGATTCCGATCATCAAGGAATGTATGGCGGCCGACCGCGTTTACGAACTTACCCAGAATTTCGGCACGTCGAAGACCACATCAGACGCGTTGGCGATGAACTGGAACAAGAGCTCCCAGGCTGAGTGGTGGATTCCGTGTCTGCGATGCACCACGAACGGGCGTCCAACGTGGAACATCCCTTCGACGGACTACCACATCTACCGGATGCTGGGACCTCACCGGGCTGACATTTCTGCCAAGCGGCCGGGTTTGGTTTGTTACAAATGCGAGCAACCTATTTTCTCGCGGCTCGGGCACTGGGAACACCGCTACCCGGACCGGAGATGGTCCCACGCAGGGTTTCACATTCCGCAAGCTATTGTGCCACTGCATTATGAGATCCCCCACAAATGGGGCATTCTGCTGGGCAAACAAGACAATCCGATTACGTTCCACAACGAAGTCCTTGGCGAGGCCATGGACGCCGGACAGAAGCTGATCTCCCGCGTCGAGCTGGAGAATGCGTGCCGGTTACCTTGGGCGAACAATCCAGAGCACCCGCCGCAGGAAGTGATGGACCGGCTTGGCGATTACAAACTGCGTGTGCTTGGTATCGACTGGGGCGGCGGCGGTGAAGACGGTCTCAGCACCACTGTGTTTACACTGACTGGACTGCGGCCAGACGGGCGTATCGATGTCCTCTGGGCCAAGCGGTCCCTCGGGATCGATCACATCATGGAAGCCCATGACGCTCTCAAATGGTTCCAGAAGTTCCGCTGCGACATGCTGGCACACGACTACACCGGGGCCGGAGTACTCCGGGAAACGTTCCTGATCCAGGCTGGGATTCCGATGGATCGGATCATGCCGTTCACCTACGTCCGTTCGTCGTCGCAGGACCTGATGACCAAGCACCCGGCGACCCACACACTGAAGCGAGATTACTGGGCGGTCGACAAGACCCGCTCGCTGCACTACACGATCGCCGCAATCCGGACCGGATTGGTCAAATTTTTCAAATATGACTACGTCGATGACGACCGGGCCGGCCTCATCGAGGATTTCCTGCATTTGATCGAGAACCGGACCAAGGTGGAGACACTGGGAAGTCTCTACCGGATCATCTCAGACGCGACGGCTCCGGACGACTTCGCCCAGGCTGTCAACATCGCCTGTTTGTGCACTTGGGAAGTCGGGGACGCATACCCCGACTTCGCCAAGGCGACAAACCTCCGGGTGGACCCAGGAATCATGCGGTACATTGGCGCGGACGATTACGGGTTCGACGATCTCGACCCGTTCGAACGGCTGGATATGTGACGGTTAGTCGTCGGAGTCTACGTCGGGGTCCGCCACTTCTGGGAACAGCTGGTTTGCAGCGCGGCGGACAATGCTCATATAGCACTGATCGATTGCTGTGAGGTAGTGGACTTTTTTCAATGAGTCTGGCCCGGTGACCCCGTCATCTTCGTCCAGCAATTCAGCTCGCACGAGTGCTTCGTAGGTCAACTTCGGGTGTTCCTTGAGCACAGCCAATTTGCGTTGTCGATGGACCCCATACCACGTGCGCTGGGCCACGTAGCTTGACCGCTCTTCTCGCAACTCGTGCAGCCGTTTGGCTTCGATGGCCATGACCAAGGTTGGAAACACGTCCCCGGCATCTGCGGTGAAGCTGTTCACAAACTTCAGGTGGCCGGCGGCTGCGATCAGCTGCCCGGTAACCTTGGCACAACCGCAGCTGCCAGAAGCGGCTGCGGAAAATGTGAGATTGACCAGCGGGTAAATGTGACCGAGTTTCGAATCGAAATAGAAGGCCTGCTTTGGCAGACGGACCTTGCGCATTGAGTCCGCAACATTGAACAGGGCCAGCGGGGCCTTACGTTTCTTCGCGACAAATTTCTTCTTGGGCATTCTGATCTTTCTGAGATTCGGAAATGGATTCGACGGATTAACTGAGATTCGCCAACTGCTGCTCCAGCAGCTGGTCACAGGCCTCTTTGGCAAGCTGGACAGCGTCGGCTACCCAGCCGTAGATTCCGCAGCAACTGTCGCAGGGGCTTTCTTCCCCGTCGCGGTAGATGTCGTAGACGTAGATCCGGCCTTCCAGGTAGATCGCGTAATCCCCGACCTCGGCTTCCAAGGCCTTGCGGGCCGCCTCCCGCATGTCGGGTATGCCGCGGAAGTGTTTTCGCAGCTCCTTGCCGGTCAGGTAGGCCCAGCCGACTTGGCCCGAGTCCCACCGATCGCCGAAGGCTGCGGTGGAGATCGTGATCCCACTGTGGTCGTAGAGGTAGAGTGGCTGGAGCAGCCCTGCCGCAGCCCGGGGTTTCCACCACTTTTGAAAGTCGCCCGGAGTGGCCCAGATGTTTTTACCTTCGTCGCTCAGCTTGTAGCGACTATGCCAACAAACAAACGTCCAGACGTTGTCGTCGGCTCTTGGAGATTCGGCGTCCGGATCGTAGTCAACCTCGATCCGGAAGCCCTTGTACTTCACTTTTTCCAGCAACCGTCCCTCACTTCTAGACCGGACTGCGGTCAGTCAATGTCGTCGAAATCGTCGTCATCGGCATCATCTTCGAAGTCGT